GGGTGAGGAAGAACAGGTCGAGGGCGCCGGAGGCGTCACCGAGCCCGAGTTGGAAGTTGAGGATGTAGGCACCGCCAGGCTCCTTATCGACGGGAGCGAACCAGTTGTCGTCGGTCGGCCCGTCCTTCTGATAGATGTCCTCGAGTGTGACAGAGCAGAAGATTTGCGCCGTGGTGTTCGCCGTGTCCTGCGTGAATGTCTCGCCCGTCGTGAGTGCCGCCGCCGCTACGCTCGTGACCTCGTAGATCCCATCGTTCGCGGCCGTCGCGGAGCCCTTGATCTTCACAAAGTCACCGGCCTCCCACCCGTCCGTGACGAACGAGCCGCCGTCGTTCCGGTCGATGGTCCCGCCGCTGTTGATGTCGATGCCGTTGGTGCCGTCCGTGAAGCTCGGCCCCGTCACCTCCATCTGCGTCCCGTAGAACACGTTGTCGATGGCGATAACGTCTGACTTGCTGGCCGTGGCCGTGACGTTCAAGCCAAGCCCGACTCGCCGCACCGCCGAAAGCGTGACCGTGCCGGACCCCCGGTCCCTGGTGCGAGCGTTGGCGTCGAGGGCGATGAGGTGCCAACCTCTGCCGACCCACGCGATGTCGGACCCGCCGACGTAGTAATCATCGTAGGTCGTGGTCCACGAGCTCGTGCTGTCGGTGATGCGGATGTAGACACCGGCCGGAGTGGAGCCGAACGTGCCGACGAACTGCTCCGACACATAGACCCACATCATCAGCAGGTTGGTGGACAGGTCAATGTTCGACCCATGCTGATAGCCGTACCCGCCGTCACCCGTCTGGAACGGAGCCAGCGCGATGCTGTTGTTGCCCTCCTTCACGATGTCGGATGATGTGGCCCACTTACCGCTGTTCTGTCCCCACCCGCTCCACCCCGTCGTAGATTCGGCGGTGGATAGTGAGGTCAAGCCGGACAGGACGGGGACGCTCATAGGTACAACCTGCACAGCATGAGGGTGGCGGCGACGGAGGCGTGGTACTCCTCCTCCACACCGTCGGGGTGCATGGACAAGAGCTTCACATGCTGGCCCTCGCCCTGGTATCCGTAGAACCCGTGCTCGTTGTGGCCCACGACGAACACCACATCGTCCCGTGGCACCGTGAGCTTGCCGAGGTAGCAGTCTGCGTGGGGATTGAGCCACACCCAGGCGAACCCGTGGAACCGTTCGTCGTGTACCATCTCCTCGAGGTTGGTGATGGGGACCGGGTGAACACCAAAGAACCCGCAGAACTTGTCGATCCAGGTGGAATCGAAAGCGAACCGTTCGGTATCCCGGTAGTACAGTAGGTATCTCACGAGTAGCTCAAGCTCGCTCGGTTCGTCCACACGTTATCGAAGCTGTCGTTTCCGTCGGCCCACTCCACGGTGAGGTCGCCGGACGATTCGGTGAGTCGCTGTATCTGCCACACGGCTGAGCCCTCGGCGGATCCGGTGGCCGCCTTGCCGACGTAGGTGACGGTCGCGCTGTACTCGTCGATGCGAATGGCCTGTGCCCCACTTACGGTGGCGACGGCCTCGCTCTGGTAGGCGTCGTATCCGTCCCCATACGCGACGATGAGGGCAACGCCTGCCCCGCCCTCCGCGGTGTCGATCTCGAGCTGCAGGTAGCGGGCGTCGTGTACGTCGATGTCGATGACGCGATCCGCGCCGGAGAAGGTGATGGGCGGGCTGAACGAGTAGTAGTCGACACCGCCGGATGACTTGAGCAGCTCGATGACGGCTGTGGCCCAGGTGCCGCTCGACACGGACAGCTCGAGATGCACGCGCTGCACGTCGGACACGTCGATCTTGTTCGTGAGCCAGTCCCCGACGCTCCCGTTGAGGTCGAGCGTGCGTTGCCCGAGCGACTGTCCGCTCATTCGTTTCGCTCCTCTAGCAGCTCAAGCCTGCGGTCCATGCCCTCTAGTACCCCGAGCGTCCGCGCCTGCTTTTCGGACAAAGTGTGAATCAGCTCGTCCTGTGCTGTATCGCCAACCTCGTCCCGCTCGATGTGGTCGTTGACCTTGAAGTACCAGGCCCCGGCCGTGAACACCCCGCCGATAAACCCAAGCGACACGACGATGCCGACGACCTTCAGCCACCGCGCCACTTTGCGGACGATGGCGAGCAGCTCCTCCACGTCGGCCTGCGCCCCGTTCTTCACCGCGTTGATGACAACGCGCTGCCCCTCGGACCTCCGCTCCGGCCCCGTGTATGTCAATCCCGCCTCCGGTTCCACCTCGTGAGCGCGCGGTTTGCCACGCGATTCCTTTCCTCCCACAGTGACGCGATTCTCAGGTCGCGCTCCTTGTCCGACAACCTCGGATCCTTCTGTGCCGCTCGTATCCGCATGTTGAGAAGCGAGAGCTGCGCGTATGCCGCCGCGATCTCCGAGTAGTCCCCGAACATGCCGGGGTGGGCCGCGAGGTACGCCCGAGCGTTCGCTCCGCCGTTCCGCAGCAGCACGTCCTGGCTGAACTGCCGACTGTGTGACCTGTATCTACGATCCGCCTCGTCCCACAGCTTGTAAATCTGATCGACGTGATACGACGCCTGGTACGGCCACCTCTGGAACAGGTCGCCAACGAGCGGGGCCAGCTCCCAATCCGCGCGACCCGCCTGTACGGTGCCGCCCCACCCCTTCTCTACGATCCCCGTGGCCTCCGCAGCTCGACCCGTAAGGTTGATCGCCAGGTCGGTGAGCTTGGTAGCGTCCCGCATTAGCGTCCCGAAGTAGGCGTACATGAGGTGGTCGATCTTCACGGGGGAGAGCCCCTGCTCCCCGCCGATGCGAAGGTCGCGGGTGAGTCGCCCGCCGAGCTTAGCAAGCTCCGACGTGCCCTCCGTGTACTGCATCCAGCGATCGGTGCCGGCCATCTCCTCGCCCATCAGGTCGCGGCGCCGGAAGAAATCGTAGCCGCGCGGCAGCATGATCTCGATGAGCCCGCGCCACCCCGTAGGGAACGGCACGAGTGACGTCACCTCGTTGAAAAACAGCTCGCGCAGGTGGCCGAGCATGTCGCCGTCCTGCTTGACGCCGTAGGCGACAGCCCGCTCCACGCTCGTACCGAAAAGCTGCCCGAGCAGGAAGGGTTTGGGGAACTTGATCCAGAACTTTCCATTCCGTTCGACCACGGGAGCGAGGTCGCGCCCGCGAGTCCCTTGCCCTGGCGCATCGTCCGGTGCCAGCTCGTCCGCAAACATGTTCTCCCACACCGTGTGCCCGGCCGCTATGCCCAGGCCGATCGCTGCGGGGTTTCCGGTGAGGGCGCCGGCCGCACCGCCCAGGAGAGCGCCGGGGTCGATGGGCACGAGCCAGTAGAAATCACGGAGCCACTGTGGGAGCTTCCAGTAGTCGTCGTCGTCGTAGTTGACGGCCATGAGCATCAGCGACGGCACGGTGATCCCCTGGAACGTCCGCCACAGGAACCTCGCCTTGTTCTCTCGGAACGTGCGAATGAGCTTGTCGTACCCCTGCAGGTTGGCGTTCCAGAACGCGACCATCTGCCGGATCGCTGCCGTCTGGTATCCGTGCCGCCAGAAATCCACGGTGATGTCGCGGGCCGCGTAGGCAGCGCGGGTCCGCGCCTCCATCTCACCGAACCCGTCGGCCCTGAGCTGCTCGTAGGCACGCTCGTATTCCGCAAAACGGTTCATGTTCTCGGTCCACGTACCGAGCAGCTTGGCCGCCTCGACCACGTTGCCGACGACGTTGCGGATCTTGGAGGACTGCGCCTTTTCGATCTTGCGGGCGATGCCCTTCTGGTCGAAATCGAGAAGCGAGCTGAACGCCGCGCCCGACGACAGGAACTTCTCGTACAGCTCGTCGCGGCCGAGCATGTGGTACACGGCTCGAACGTGGTCGTAGCCGAGCTTGATCCCCCACTCCGACATGATCCACGCCTGGATCGCGTCACGGCCGGGGTTGCGGTACAGGGAGAATCCCGGGGAGAGGGTCGCACCCAGGCGGAGCGCTTTGGCGATGCCGGTCATGGTCACGGCCTTGAGCGCGGGCGAGGATTGCGTTTCCACGCCCAGGAGCGCCCCGAGCAGCTCCGGGTCGTTCACTTGGAGCCACTTGTAGTCGCCCGTGTCGGGGTCGCGGACCCGCACCGTGTCAATGTTGTTCATGTAATCGCCGGGGGCGAACAGCATGAGAACCTCCTCGAGAGCATCTTTCCCGAGGTTCTCCCGCATGTAATCCACCATCTCGGTGTCCGCGATCGTCTCGAGCCGGTCGAGCATCTGCTTGACCGTGGCCGTGTTCACCTTCACCGGCTTGGCAATCGGCTCCATGAACACGCCCGTCCCCCTGTGCCTCTGAACGAGATTGTAGAGGGACTGCAACGCACGGTGCCGGAACCCGAGCAGCGTGAGGTACTGCGTGTCGATGTAGAGCTGGTCGATCCAGTTGCGCTTGACCGTCGCGGACCCCGGCGCTTTCATCCGGCGCGGGGCGCTCGGGGGCTTGGCGATCTCGTGGCGCGGGTGTGCTCTCTGGTACTCGGCCCGGCGCTGGTCGAGCTTCTCGATCACCGGGACGAACGGAACGTAGTAGCGGGACCCTTCCTTCACCGTGTCCGCCGTCTCCTGCGTGAGCACTCCCATCTGCACGAGCCAGTCGAGCCGCGCGTTCGCAAACGCATACAGGCCCTCCATGGCCTCCATGAACACGTCGTGGTATCCGGCCTGCTTCGCGTTGGCGATCACGGCGTCCGCGTCCGACAGTGCCATGCCGAGCACGTACTGCTTGAACGGTCGCCCGACGGCCTTTTCGCTCTTGAGATCGTAGACGTTGTAGGCGCCGGGCTCCGTCTCCGACTCTCGCACGATGAATCGGTTGGGCTCCTGGTGCTGCTCCGCGAGCTTCTCGGCGTATTGCTTCGCTCTCTCGAGGTTGACGTTGCCGCGCTCTCGGGTCCGCAGCGATGCGCCGAACGCCGTCAGCAGATGGAACGCCTCCTGGTTCGCGTACCCCATCTGCTGCATCTGCTCGAACGCCCGCATGAGGATCTGCTCTGGCCCCTCGCTCGTTCGCAGTCCTGTCTCCGCGTCCTCCATCCCGTACATCCACGCGGCGTCACCCGCCGCCGCGGCTCCCCCGAGCAGCCGAATGAGCATGGCGGGGTTCTCGTCCAGCGGGATGCTGCGGTCGGTGATGTTGAGGCCGGGGTTGTACGTCTTTACCACCGTGTCGAACGGAACGTGAAGGTCGATCCACGCACGCTTTACGCGAACGAGCGGGGGGACCATGACCCACGCCCAGGCGCGGTCCTTCTGCACCTCGCGGTGGAGCATGAACTGCGACAGCATCCGCGCTTCCGGCGTCTGATTGCGCCAGTGCTTGTAGACGAACCGGGCGTAGTCAATGGCCTCGAGGACACCCGGCTCGCTCTCCTTGAGCGTCTCCTCGATGAAGTTGGCGATGTCGAGATCCTGCACCGCGGCCTTGGTGCCGTTTTTCTTCTCCACGATTGCCGTCGGGGTGCTGATCCACCTGCGGACGAACTCCGCGAACCACTCGAGGCGCTGCGGCAGGTCCTCCGCCTCCTGCCAGTTGGCGAGGTCCTCTCCAAACACGGCGAGCTCGTAGTCCCACGGCTGCAGGATCCGGTTCGAGAGCTTTCCGCTGTCGGTGTACGCCTGCTCCCGCCACACGAGCTGCATGAGAGCGTGGCCGACCTCGTGGCCGACCGTCTCCATGTCGTAGGCCCACTTGGTACGAATGGAGCGGAAGTGCGTGAGGAACTGCCCGAACGCACGCCCCATGCTGGTGCGCCCGGTCGATACCGGCGTCATGAGCGCCCGCCCCACCTGCCGGATCGCATCGCGGGTGCTCGGGATCTTTTCCTTGCGGCGCATCCACGCGAGTCCGCGCTCCTCGAGCATCTCCTCGTACTTGCGGGTGAGCGCGGGGTCGTCGTTGCGCTGGCCGGCGCCAGGCATCGTCTCAGACGCCATGTAGTCGATGCGACCAACGCCCCCGCCTCCGAGCCAATCGAACGCATCGGCCTGGGCAAGTCCGTCGATGGGTGTGACCTTCGGTTCCTTCACCCCCTGCCACCGCATCGTGCCGAAGTGGGCGTCCAGCTTGTTGAGATCCGCGAGCGTGAACCCCCACGCGGACTGATTGTCGGCGTTGTACGCGACGATCATTTTCATCGCGGTGTAGAGGTGTGTGAGCTGTCGCTCGCTGGCCTCTCCCGCTTTCCACGGGCCGTAGTAGTTGGAGATGATCTGCCGCTGTCGTGCGAGGATCGCCTGCGTGCTGTTCTCGTCGAGCTGCAACTCCTGCTGCGCCGCTCCGAGCCGGACGTCCTCGCCCTCCTCCTCCTCGAACATGTCGCCCTGGTCGGGGGACAGCTCCACCACGTCCCCGGTGTCCTCGGCTGGCGGAATCTTCGTGGTGCCCTCGAACGCCTTGCGGCCCTCTTTCACGAGGAACAGCTCCGTGCCGCGATTCTCGATCGACCGCTTGAGCGTCTTGAGCGCATCGGTGAGCGGGTCCGACCTGTCAGCGTCTATGCGGTACTGCGCCTTGAAGAAATACGTCCGAGCCCCGGTGATGGGGTTCTCGTAATAGTACGCGGGCTGCTGCTTGTGCTCGGTGTCGCGGGTGAGCGGTCGGCTCATGTCGATCGGCTCGCCACGGCTGTCCTTCTGCCGGTTGGGGTAGTACGCCTTTTTCTCACCGACGGGCTTGGTGCCCGACCCCGGCTTTGTCTCGCCGCCGAACCACGGGTGCGACAGGTAGTCTCGCAGTCTTTCGACCTGCTCAGAGTTGGCCTGCTCCACGAGGATCGGGTTCTGTGCAAGGTGCGTCATGAGGCCCGTCACCTCGTCAATCAGCTCCTCTCCGGTCGCCCCTGTTGGGAACACCGCGCCCACTCGCCGGATTTTCTTTCCGTCCTTGGTGCGAGGCAGCACGGCTTTGAGGCGAGCGAGCCACTCGTCGAGGTTCATCGACAGGTTGTAGAACGGGGTCGGTGCGCTGTAGACGACCTTCGCGCGCCGGACGGGTTTCATCTCCTCCTTGCGCTTTTCTTCCGCCCGCTTGGCCCGCTCCTGTAGCACCTGCTCGACCATCTCCCGCCGCTTCGTCGGGGAGGGGGCGCTGGCGTAGTGGGTCCTTCCCGTCTCCGGGTCGTACCGCTTCTCCACGAGGATCATGGGTGGCTCGCCGGCCGCCTCGCGCCTGGCGGCGAGGTACTCGTTCTGGATCGAGTGCAGGTGGTCGAGGTAGGCGCGCAGGTCGTCCCGCTGCTGCACCAGGTCGGCCGCGCCCTCGATCTCGTTTGGGAAGATCGAGCTGCCCCGGTCCTTGATCTTCTTCTCGAACTGCCGCAGGCGCATCCGCGTTCGCTTGATCTCGTCCTGTACGTGCTTCTCGTTGCGGATCTCGATGACGGTCTGAATGACCTCTGGCGTCTCGGCCTCGACGACCTCGCCGGGACCCTCACCGAGCTGCTTGAGGCCACGGCCCTCTTTCATCTCTCTCGCGAGCGTCACCATGTCGCCGTACTTGCCGACCTGTACGATCTCCCCGGTACTCACCCGCTTCACGACCCACGACTCGCGCACCGGAGCAAGAGCGCGGTGGGCGTAGGCCGGGTTCTTCGCGACGACCCACTCCTCCCCGATCTCTACGTTCTCCGGCGTGACTACCTCGGGGGCGTAAGTCGCTTGCGCCTCTTGAACGGCAGTTTCTCCTTCAGACTCGGAAACCCGTCCTTCTCCCTCTGGAGCCACCCGTCCTCGATCAGCTTCTCCACCTGCTCTACCGATTTCCGCCGTGCTTTCGGACTCAGCGAGGAGTTTGACAAGCTCCTTGGCTTGTTGTCGGATGGCATTGTTCTTTTCCTTCTTGGTTTTGTGGCCCTTTACGATTCTGGCCGCGCTGTCGAGGTAGTCGCGGATGACCGGATCCTCGCGCTGCGCCACGTAGAACGCCTGCTCAAGATCCGCCGCCTCCTGTCCGATCTCTGCGGCGCGCAGCTCGTTGATCTCCCCCGCGCCCTTTTCCCGAGCCGCTGCTGCGGCCGACAGCAGCTTGCGCGAAAGCGCGGCATCGGCGCGGATCATCTTGTCCACAGCGGTTTTGATGTCCGCTTTCTCCTCGAGCAGCGACTCCGCGAAATGCTCCTCCCCGAACAGCCCACCCTGGACGACCACCTGCGCCTCGCCCTGGGCGAGTGCGATGAGGTTGGAGAGCTTGTCCTTTGCCGGGGTTCCCTTCTTGCGGAAGTGCTTGAGGAGCCCGCGTTGCTCCGCATCACTGAGGTCCGCCTGCCCGATGATGACGCCTTTCTCCTCGTTCATCCCCGAGCTGCCACCGAACGCGAGCTTGTAGATGTCGGGGATCAGCTTGGACAGGGCATAGCCACGGTTGACCTTCTCCTCACCGAGCGCGAGGCCCTTCTTCTGCAGGTCGTCGATCGTGTACCCGCCCTCGCGGAAGAACTCGGCCGCGTCCCACACCGTCCCTCGGCCCTCTGCGATGTTCGTGAGTGCGCCTATGGCTCGGGCGTCACCGAGCGTCTCGGCCTCGATGAACCGGACGCGGAGCGAGGGAACCGTCTTGCCCTCGCTTTTGAGCCGCACGGCAGCGGCGTACCGATTGTGGCCGTTGATGACCACGGGCTTGTCGTACTGTTCGCCGGGAGGTCCCCGCCACACGAGCAGGATTCCGGCCAGGTCGTCGTTCCACTCCTTCGCCCCCTCGAGCCCTTTGGCCGCCGCCTGCTTGCCGTACTTTTTGTACTGCGCCCCTTCCATCAGCTGAAGGTCCTCGACCTCCATGCGGGCGTCCGTGGCGGGGTCGAGCGGAATCGCTGTGGCCGGCTGCGTCCCGGTGTCGGGCGCCTGCTGCCTTTCGTCGAGGCGGGAAATCTCCTCGAGTCGCGTGTCGAACTTTCCGGGGAACGCCTGCATGAACTGCGACGGACGGATCATCTCCTCGTCCGTGCGGTTGTCCAGCACTTGTCCAGCAAGCGTGTTCGCGTAGCGGAAAGCCGGGTCGCCGGGGGCGTCGGGCGGATAGCGGTCGCGGACGGTCTGTACCCAATCCATGAGCCGGTTGTGCTTCGACCCGGCCGTGCCGGAAAGGATCTGGTCGCGCAGCTCCTCTTGCTTGGTGGAGTAGGTGCGCCGGTCCTCCTGCCCCTGGGGTGGTCCGATGTCGATGCCGCGCTCGGTCTGCGGGGCCTCGTCCAGCTCCTTGTCGATGCGCTCCTCGCGCATCTGGTTCGCCAGCTCGACGCCCTTCTCTCCGAACTCCCCGGTCGCGCCCTTTACCTCAAGCTCGCCCGCCCGTGCCTCTCGGAGCGTCCAGTTGCCGAGACTCCTCTGCGGGATGTCCTGCCGGATGCTCGAGCCACCCCCCATGATCGCACCCGGCAGGAACCCGGCCGCGCCCGCCTCGACGATCCTGCGAATGTACTCCTCGAACGTGTACTGCTCCTCGCCCGTGAGCTGTCGCGCCAGGTCGCCGCCGAACATGAGGGTGCCCTCCTGCAGCAAGCCCTCTGTACCGGCCTCCACGAGCCCCGCACGGCCCATCGCCTCCACGGTGCGGCGCACACCCCCTTTTCGCATCTCGCGTCGAGCACGCTCCATTAGAAGCTGCCCCGCGGCCTCCGACATCCCCTTGGTCTTGACCTGCTGCAAGATCATGCCTGGGAGTACCGTGTCCCAAAACGCAATCGGCAGGTTGAGAGCTGCGCCCCACTTGAGGGCATCCTCTCGGGGCACCCCTGCCGCCTCGAGCTCGCCCACGGCCTCGGGGTAGTTGAACGCGAACGCCATGCCGAGCCCCGCTGGCCCACCGGCCGCGAGCGCCCCTAGAATGAGTCCGCTCGAGGTGAGGCCCTGCGCCATTGTCGGGAACGCCCAATCGAGAAACAGGCGCGGGTCGTCGAGCACGTCGAAAAAGCCGACGGCCCCCTCTGCCGGAAATGCCTTTTCGCGGAACTCCTCCACGCTCTCGGCCATCTGCTGCGCCTGCGCCGCGAGGTAGTCGGGGTCCACCTGCACGGCCGTCCCGCGCTGTACGCCGGGCACGTTGGATCCCATCGTCCGGCCGATCAGCTCTCCGACGTTGAGGACGCCCTCGTAGGCGCCGGCCAGCGTGGCGAGCGTCATTCCTTTGGTGGCCCGCAGTCGTTCGGGCCACGTCATAGGGTCCCGTTCGCCGGACTCCTCGAACTGGCGGAGCTGCTCCATCGCTTCGATCTGCTGCGGCTCCGGTAGCGTGGCGATGATGTCGCGAGGTGTGATGGGCCGAACGCGAGCTGCATCCTGCGGCATCCCGGCCCGCGCCACGTCGAACGGGCTGCGCTGATACTCGTCCTGCTGTATCCGCATCCACGGCGGAGCGCCGGATAGCGGGGGCGGGCCCGGCTTTTCGATGTACCGCTCCCACTCGGGGCGCTGGCTCCGCAGGGAGTCGATTGCCCACTCCTGCTCCATCTGCTTCTGCACCTGGTCAAGCGTGCCGGGACGGAACTCGGGCGCGTCGGGTGACAGGTACGGCGAGACGGGTTTCGTCTCCTCGACCACCGGGGGCGGGATCGGCGGACGCGACGGCGCCTCGAGGTAGCGAGTGAAGTGGTTGGGGATGCTCGGGTACGCCTGCCCTGGGCGCGGAGTGCCGGGAGCTCTCGGGGCGAGTTTCGACTCGATGAGTGCGTCCAGCGAATCGTAGGCGGGGGGCAGGAGTAGGTCGAGTTTCCGCTTTAGCGGGTCGTCCTTCCCTTGCGGCACCTGCTGTGGCAGTACCCTCGCGTGCCCGTTCGCCATATCAATACTCGGACGTGTAGGGCATACCCGCTCCGAACCTCTGCATCAGCTGCACCCTGCGAATGATGTCGAGCTGCGTTGCGACCTGATTGGCGATCGCTTCTCCGTGCGTGTTGCGGATGCGCTCGATCGTGGCCGCCGGGGTGGCTGACATCTGCGCCTCGAGCACGAGCCCGGTAATCATCGGATCCGCCGCCATGCCCTCGCCTGTCTCGAACGGAGAAATGGCGCCATATCCACCCGCCGTGTAGACGTTCGGGTATAGGCGCGAGAACTCCGGCAAGGAGATGTTGACGCCCGCGAAAGCCGGATCGCTCATCTTCACCGCGAAGTAGGCGTCCTCCACGGACACCTCTTGGCCGGCCTCTCGAGCGGAGCGGATGTAGGCGCTCACGGAATCCGCGAACTGATTGGTGAGGATGTCGTTCTGCCGCTGCGCCGTCATTCCGCCCCCACCCTCGGCGGATCCGGCGCGAATGAGCGCAGAAAGCACGGACGGTTCCACGCGGTTGAGGGCGTAGGCGTCCTCCGCCATTCCCTCGGCGCTTCCGTAGCCCGCAGTCTGATGCGGTTTCATGACCGGGGGCATACCGCCCGTCTCCTCCATGATCGGGCGGGCGCTTTCATCGAGTCCGAGCATCGGGCCGTAGTAGTCCATCAACATGCCGCCCATCTCGCGCCTCTGGCCCGCCTGGTACTGCTCCTGCGGACGCTGACCGATGGGCGCGATGCTCCCGCCGCCGAGAAGCGCGATGCGCTCCGCGATGACCTGCTCGTTCCGCACGTCCCCCGGGGAAAACTGCGGCTCGCGGTGCATCGGGTTTCCGCCTGGACCCACGGCCCCGAGCGGGGCCTCACCGTTGATCCCAGGCGTCCGGTGCATCGGGTTCATCCCAGGCGTCGGTGCGCCGGGCAGGCCCGCCGTCTCCTGGCCGGACCCTCCCGCCTGCGACTCGTCCGGCGTGTGAGGAGCGGGCGGTGCGCCCTCGCCACGGTATCCGTAGCGGTCGTACATCCCGGCCTCCCACTCGACGCCCCTGCGTCCGGCCTCGTCGGCGTAGATGTCCGTCCTGCGCTCGATGTCGGTCTGTCGCCGGTCCCACTGTTTCCTCTGGATCTCCGCCTGGATCGAGCGGGTGATGCCCTCCCGGTCCCGGTAGGGGTCCATCGCAAACGGCAGAACTGTCGGGCTCCAACGTGCCATGCTACCTCCTAGAACAGCGACCCGATTGCGCCTCCGGCCGCGCTGCCAATGATCGGGCCGACGCCCGGAATGAGGGCGCCCGCCACGCCTCCGAGTATCCCGCCCAAGATCCCGCCTCGCCGTTTCTTCTCCTGCTTGTCGGCGTTGGCGCGGGCCAGCTCGAGGTCGTAGGCACTCGCGAGGATGTCCCCGTAGCGGTCCTGCGACCCCGCCATGCTCGTGATGTTGGAGAGGTCCATGCCGGCGAGCTGGATGCTGCCCCTACCGATCGCGTCGGCCATGGGCTGCACCATCCCGTAGTAGTGGTGGCGGTCCATGTCCTCGAATCCGAACCCGGTGCGGACCCTACCCTGGCCCACCTGCGTCCCCCGCAGGTCCATCGCGCTCTCCTCGTAAGGTCGGCGGATGGTGTTATACATGGCCTGCGCGTAGTCCTCAGCCGCGCCCTTCCCGCTCCACGATTGCTGCCGCTCGCGGCTTTGCGCCGCCGCTTCTCCCTCCGACTCGAGGAACTGCCGGTAGCGGTCGCGATACTCGTTGAGCACGTTTGCCATCGTCTACTCCGCGTAGAAAAGAATCAGATGGTGGGTTCCGCCCTCCACCTGGTAGCGCCAGTCGATCAGCTCGCGGTCCTCGGACAGCTCGGCCGTCTCTGTCACGGTCTGGTAGTCCACAGTTTTCGTTTCCTCTTTCGCCGTGAACCAGGCGCGCACCGCATCGGCAAGGTCGTCACCCGACGCGGCCTCGAAGTGCTTGACGCGAATGAACCGCAGGTACTTGGTGAGCCCACCCTGCGCTACCGCGTCTCCGTGTCGCTCCGAGCTGCTTCGCATGACTGAATATACTCCCGAGGCCTAAATGGTCACGGTTTTCACGTCGCTCCACGGGCTCACGTTCGTCGGCTCGAACGTCTCGATCGGGTCGGTGAAGTAGTCGGGGAACGGTTCGTAGAACTCGCGCACCCGCACGGACACCGTAACGCCGTCTGCCTTGCGGTCGTGCTCGATGAGGTCGGCGGGTGGGTAAGTGAGCCGCGTTCCGCCGTATGCTAGGTCGATGACATGAGACACCCACACCCGGTTCCACTCGCCGGCCGGTAGCGTTCCACCACCACCCTGCGGGGTGTAGTTGTCCTGAATCTCGATGCCGATGGGCTCGGTTTTCACCCCGTCCGCGTTGTGGTCGTACAGACCGCTCTCGTCGGTGAGGCGAATCTTGATCTGATAGGCGTACAGGAGCGGCACGTCGCCTTGCAGGGATATGATCTCGGGCGGTCGCTCCTCCTCCACCTCGCCCGCGACGGCCGTGATGGTGGCCCCGAACGGACTGTTACGGTCGGGTCCGATGTACCGCATCTTGTACTGGTAGGTGTTGAACTTGTCCACGGAACGGAGCTGCCGAAACCACGCCAGCTCGCCCCTGTGCATGTACCCGATGAGCACGTCGTTTTCGTACACCTCGAGGTCGCGGTTCGTGTACTTGAGGTAGGACGTTCCCACGTTGTTGTTGGGGTCGCACCCCGGCACCATCTCGAAGTACCTGGACACCGCGTTCTCGACGAACTGGATCGGCACGAGGTTCGGCGGGATCCCGAAGAAACCCGTCCAGTCGGGCGCGTCCATCGGGATCTCTGCTGTACCCCTGCTCACGGCGGGCCAGGTGGACGGGTCGTCTGTGTCCTCGTATCCGGCGGGTGCCTGCAGTCCGAGGTTGACGTAGCGAATGGCGAACTCGTAGTCCATCCCCGGCTCGCCCACAGTGTACGGGCCAAGCTCCTGCGTCGTCTCCGGCGACACGAGAGACGGCGCCGCGGCCGGCACCCAATCACCCGGCGCCGTGTCCTGCTCTCTCCACATCGGGTTGCGGACCAGGCCCTCGAGCTGCTGCCCGGCTGCCCGCACGTCACACCTCAGCCCCACCTTGGCGTAGGTGGCCGTGGCGGGGGCCGTCACCTCGAGGTACGACCGCTGGAACACGGGGGCGCGGACGTTACGGCTCTGAATGGCGCCCACAGGGTTGTCGCCCACATCGTAGAACTGGCAGCGCAGCTCCCAGGGCGCGTTGTTCCACACCTGTCCGTCGTCAACGGGCGTGTAGCAGTCCGCCTCGAAGCGGTACTTGTCGCCCACGACGACCGCGCCCGTCGTCCAAAGCAGCTCGATGTAGCTGGCTGTGGTGGTGTTCGAGGATCCGGTGTTCCCGACCGACAGCTTGTAGGCCGCCTGCGTGCCATCGAAATACGCCTGGTACGTGGGTGCGCTCTGGTTGACCTCCCACCCGTCCGGCACGCCGTCGCCATCCGTATCCACGGAGAGCGCATCCGCGAGGATGTTGTCAAGCCAGAACGGGCCAAGCGGGCGGTGGTACACCTGCACGAGATCCGTCGGCCCCTGGCTGTAGTTGGTCACGGCGATCGTGTATCTCGGGTAGACGCCGCACCCTTCCACCTCGTAGGACACGCTATCGACGTCCGCGTACCCCGTCGGCACTCCGCCAATGTCCTCGCCTCCGTACAGACGGAACCCGCAGAACGCCTTTTTCCCAAGCTCCCAATACGTCCAGCGCGGGTCTGCCGGATTGCGAACGGACAGGATGTACGCCCTCTGCCCGAAGCAGAAGATCACGAGCTCCACTTCGTCGATGTAGTCGGCCCACCCCTCTTTGAACTCGACGCGCGGAATGAGCGTGGCCGGCTCGAACCCGCCCAGGTCCAAAGGGAGCCATATCTTCTCGAAAGGCCCCACGTCCGTACCCATCATCGGACCTTCCGCGCTCCACACGTAAACGGTGCCCGATACCGACGTGATGAGGCGCGAGGCGAGCGCACCGTAGAGTTGGTCGTAAGGTCGAATCCCAAAGTTGGCCCTCGAGTAACCGATGATCTGATAGCTCTCGGTTTCCTTGCAGACGATGAGTGTCTGTCGGGCGGACGCGCAGGCGATCACCGGGTCACGGCGGTCCCCTGCGATAAAGTAGTGATTCGGGTCGAACGCATCCGGCTCGCCAGGAAGCGAGACTCGCACGAGCTCGGGGCGCGACTCCTGCGAGGTGCCCCACCCCCACCCGAACAGGTAGTGCAGGTGCCGGACCACGCCGCGGAAGCGGATCACCTCCAACCCCTCCCCTTCGATGAACCTGCCCGACAGCGGTTTCAGCCGCGTGTCGTCCGTCACGAGCCCCCAGGGGTCGTAGTGGTAGGTGTCGGCGCGGAAAGCGTCGTAGTAGGTGTCGTGGGCGAAAAACACCTGCCCGTACATCTCCGCGAGGACGACCTTCGGCGGGTCCGTGACAGGCCACTCAAAATCGCCCGTCGAGGCCACGTTGCCGTAGGGGTCCGAACGGAAAGGCCAGAATCCGACGAACACACTCTCCTCGCCCAAGGCGTTCACGCGCCAGATGGCGACCCGCTTGTGCGTGGCGTGCCAGCTCACGACGATCCCGGCTCGCTCCGACCGGATCGCGATGCCCGCGAGGATGTGCGTGGCGTCGTCGCCGGTCCCCACGGTCTGCCCGCCCTGCGACCACCCCGACTCTCCGTCGAAGAACTCGTTGGTCTTGAGGACGCCCTCCCGCACCACGAGCGACCCCTCGTGGTGGTACACGTTCCGCAAATCCTGCATCGTGTTCGGGCGCACCACCATCGCGCCCGACTCTTTGTCGAGGCCGGGACCAAACGGCAGCTGAATGAACGTCGGGTCGGGCATCAAATCACTCCTGGTTCTGTCTCGCGGACTCGTATGGCGTCGATCGCCGCCCCGTTGAAAATCAGCTCCCCCTCGGGCATGGGCGTGCTGCTCTGGACTCGGAAGGAAAACCACACCCCGCGCGCCCCGGAGCGCCCCACCTCTGTCGTGTCGATCAGCACCGGGACGGACAGCGGCACCTCATGCACCTCCGTCACCGGAACGTCACCTGCAGCCGGCAAGGTGATCTCTGTCGTCTCGAGCGACGTACCGTCCAGTACGGGAATCACGTTGAGTTTCAGCTCCGCCCGATTCGTGCGGGTGATGTTCAAATAGAGCGTGCGGAACAGTGCCTCCTCGCTGGCCCCGTGCGGCGCGTAGTAGTTGCTCTGCAGGAGCACCCGCAGTCGTTCACCGAAATCCGTGGACCCTTGTTGCGCCCGCCAGATGGAAGCGTCGGCATCGTCCGTGGAGGTGCCAAAGAAGAACCTCGCGGCCGTTTCCATCTCGACGTCCACTTCCAGCTCACCCACGAACGGTCGCGCCCAGGCGTGCGTCTCGCGGACGACCGTGTAGCGCATCGCTACCCCGTCGATCTCAATGCGCCCCTGGCCCGTGTAGTCCGTGGCGCAGATTTCCACCTGCCAATAGGTGCCCCGGTACCCGTAGCGAAACTCCTCGCTTCCGTATCCTCGCGTGAGGTCGATTTCGTAGCGGCGCGGCGTCTTGGATTGCGTGGGAAGCTGACCGGAATCGGGGTCAAAGTCACCGATCTGGATGTACCGCCGCTCCTCCTCGAGATAGTTGCCGTCGAGGATCGGGGTGACGCGCAGCGTGCCTACGGTCGTGGCCGAGAGCGTGACGTACAGCTTTTGAAACAGACACTCGCCTCCGACCCCGGCCGGGATCAGCTCGCGGGTCACGAGGCACCCTGCGACCACATCTGCATCGTCCAGATGCGAAGCGCGGAACAGGCGGATCCACTTACCCACATCGGGCTCGCCCGTGTACCAGTCTCCGAAGAAGTACCCGTCGGGAACGCGCAGAAGGACGTACCCGCCGATCCACTGGAAGCACACCTGGCTCCACGGGCCATACTCGCACCCGGCGTAGGGGCGGACGCGGACGCAGTAGTAGCCTGCCGGCAGCGCGGACAAGTCCCAAGAGTAGGTAGTGCCACGAATGTTGCTTGCCAAAGGCGCCCAGGACGGGTCGTCCGTCGGTTGATACTCGAGCTCGTACACGATTTCGCCGCCAAGCACACCTGCCGTGACGGGCGGCGGCGTCCACTCGAGCAGGATGGGAGAGTCGGTCGCCTCGTAAATCTGCCCCTCGACGGGGTTCACCCACGCACACGCGCCGGGGTAGCGGCCGGTCGGGTAATCGTCACCGCCGAGCCCTGCGGCGAACGCATCAAAGTCTACCGGCTGGTCCGTGAGCCCAACGAGTCCCGGTGCGCCAGTAGCGTAGGTCGCGTCCGTGACGCTAATGGCCCAGGTGCCGGGGTCGTTGTTCTCGGGGTCGCCCTGTAGGCCAGCTCCGCCCTCCCACGCTTTTGCCCGGATCGTGGTCCCGACAGTTTCAAGCACCACGTTGTAGTATTTGCCGGTCACGAGCGGGAACGCGACGGTATCAAGGTTCACCTTGCCGCCCGCTGCGCTCCACCGATCGAGCTTGAGTCCGTCGTTGGCGTCGAGGTACGCGATGTAGCCCGTGCCGTCCGTGCCCTCAAACGTGCCCGAGAGGCGTGCGCCGACCCCGGCCGCGCCCAGGATCCCGCTGTTGATCCGATAGGTGTCGCCGCCCCATATCCCGGTCGGTACGTCCCATTCGTCAAGCAGGTTGTCGTCGGCGTCGTACAGGTAGATGGTGTCGGCCGGGAACGCGAACCCCTTGAAATCAATGTACTGATCGTCCGACCCGTCACCCACGATCCAATCGGGCCAGAACGCATGTCCCGTGGTAACGTGCGGACCCTCGCCGCCGATCTCGCACCGCCACCCGAGCGGCAGGTCGAGGATGCGGACCTTGTTGCCCGCACACAGAATCCACTCGTCCACGGCCCACCGCGACGTGTCTGCCTTGTTGACGAAGCAACATGAGGTGCAGGGCGGGGACGGCAGGTTGACGCAGCTGTAGCAGCACGTATCCGTAAAGACTACGCGCCACCCATCGGTGTCGCCGGAGAAGGTGTCGCGTGGCCCGTACCGCCATTCGCCCTCAAGCCCGATGTGGGATTCCCAGGCCATCCACGATTGCGGGATGCCGTCGTCGTCGGGTCCGGCCTTGAACGTCATCCAGTAGGTCGCTGGCGGCGTTGCCAGACCGACGTCCGGCAACATGAGCGTGAAGTTGAGGTCCACCCACCCCCATGTCTTGTATAGGCCGCAAAGGTGTCGCTGGTTGCGGTCCACGCTACCAAGCCGAATGACGGGCCAAAGTGTCTGCCAGTACCGCTCGGGCCACAGTCGCTTGACGGATACCTGCGCCCAATCGGTGTCGAGCATGGTGACGCCCATCGCGGGACCGGCGACGTTCATCCCGGTGGGGCTACAGTTGATCGCGGGGATGCTCGTCCCTTCCCAATACGGCTCGGTGTTTCCGGCCGGGTTGATCCCGCCTGTCCCCGCGCCTCCGTAATGCGGCCCGCTCTTGAGCCCGTAGACCTCCCGGCAGATGTACTCGTTCGGTGATTTGACGCCGCTTGAGCAGGTGCCTTGAGATGTGATGTTGTCGATGACGAACCGGCCGAACACGATCTGCGTGGCTACACTTGGAAAGCCCTCCCACAGAATCGGGTCCACGGTGTCGGAATCGGGGACCGGCGACTCCTCGGGCACCCGGTCCATCGTCACGAGGCAGGTAGCGTCGTCCCGCTCCTCGAGGAACCAGGTGCTTTGTCCGTCGGAAACGTCGAGCTCGCCCCAGTCGGCCGGAATGTCGGTGCGGATGTTGACCCCGATGGGCCGCTCCGCGAACGCCGTGTAATACTGGCCGGACGTTTCAAGGCTTGTGGAGGAGCTCGCCGCGCTCCAATCGCTCCATCTGTCGGTGCCGGTGGGATAATCGTCGGCGTGGCGCACTCTGGCGATGTACTGATTCTGGAATAGGTTGAGCCCGCCGGAGGCGTAGAACGCCTCAAAACTTTCCTCGTTGTAGGCCGTGACGTCGATGATCGGCGTGGCGAACCCGGTGTCGGCCGCGAGCGTCACTTGCCACTGTGAGGCGTGATGTCCGCGAGCGGGCACCCCGGCAACGAACGCCGAGCTTGAAAGCTCGATGTAGTCCGGTCCCTGACCGGCGATGGTGATGGTCGGTGTGGACGGCGGGGATTCTGGAACCTCAAACGCGATGTAGGACGGCGCGACCGTGAAGTTGCCTTGACAGTGACAGATCGCTCGACCGCTGGAATAGGTCGAGTCTGTCGTCTGGCCGATCTGAACCCATTGTAGCCCGCCGCCTGGATCTTTCCACTCAAAGACGGTGAACTGCGAGCCGCGCACCTCGATCTTGAACTGGTGGAACGTGTAGACGCCGTTCGACCCGCGACCACCAAAGTCGAGAAGGTTGGTGTAGCTGTCGTTGTCGTACCGGCCCAGGATCAGTTTGCACGAGGAAACGTCGTACCCGAAAATGTACCCTTCTCGGACGGACGTTTTGCACCGCCAGGCGACGTAGCACTCGGACGCATTGGAGAAACTGCAATCGTCCACCGACCGCATGTCGAACAGAATGTCGTAATCGGTGGCGGTGCCGGGATCCTCGGAGTGGTAATAGCCGACGATGGAGCTCGCGGTCACGACGCCCACGATGCCATCGCCGGGAGCGCCGGGGTCGTCTATGATTTCGAGCTTGTACGCCGCTCCTTTTGTCCAGCCCGCAACATCGACGGCGCACTCGATCCACGACCCGCCGTCGTCGGCGGTGTGATTCTCGAGGTTTACCGGCGGTGACGCCTCGGTAAAGCTGTCCTCAATGATGAAAGCCATGAGGACCCCTTACTTGGTGACGTTCACATCCGCAAAGCCGAGAACGGGGAGCAGGGCCTCCGTGTTGAAGCGTCGGATGTGGCCGAACCGGCGCCGCTGAATCGGCGTGGCGTGCTCGAGGTGCGAGCAGAATCGGTTGGCCCACCGCAGGCGCTCCTGCGCGAGAGCTTGCAGCTCGTTCAAGCGGCTCTGCGCGGCCCCGTCCTTCACCGCCAGATAGATCGCGACCTCAAGCACGAGCAGCTCGTTGAACGGCTCTCGCCAGAGTGCGTCGAGCGTGTCCGTGAGGGACGTGAGCGTAGCCGGCCGCTTCGAGTAGAAGAAATCGAGGTCGTCCGTCGTCGGATCGGGGTCCGGCGTGTTTCCGGCCTCGTAGAAGTTTTGCCCCCACTCGTAAACTGCGGGCAGCCCCTCCTCGGCCGTGCGGTCGTCGTAGGGAACGACCACCACCTCCACACCGCTGTTCTCGATGCGGAAGATGGACTCGGCCAGCTCGGGCCGCGCCCACGGCAAGCCTGCGCCTGGCGCCGTGACTGTGGCGCTGGCCGCGAAGAATGTCGGGTTGATCCGCGCCGCCATCGCATAGGACCCGTCGAGCGCCCTCTGCACCACGTTGAGCAACTCCGTGGACTCAGTGGCGATGGTGCCGGGGTTGTTCTGCGTGGAGCGCGAGTACGCCGCGTAGATGATGTCTTGTGGCGTTGTCGTGACGGCCATTTACCACTCCTCTCGGACGTAGTTTGCTTCGCCTCTGGCGTGCTGCGCGATCTCCACGAGGTACTCGCGTTCCGCTTGCTTCCAGTCGGCCTTGAACTGCAAAAGGTCAAGCCTGACGCCCTCGTAGACGCCCTGCCTGCGCGCCATCCACCACGCGATGTGCTCCACGCACGGCCAGAACGCCCCGTCGGGCAGAGGTACGTTGTCGGTCATAGCGGTAGGCAGGGTCGGCTCCGGCACGTAGGAGATTTCGACCTTCTCCACCTGGACCCAATCGCCCGCGTCCCCGCAGAAATAGAGCACTCCGCCGTGGATGTAGCCGGCGCTGTGCATGTTCGGCATGAAGCGGTTGCGGTAGGGGACAATGTTGAACGGTTCGGCGCGGTCATGCCCGCCCTGGACCCACAGGGTTCCGCCCTGCATGTAGACGTAAGCCGGAAGCGTGTGTCCGTCCTCGAACGTCGCGAGGGGGAACGTGATCTCCTCCACGAGATTCGGCAGCGCGGAGCTGTCCTTTTCGGACGTGAGAAAGTAGAGCTGCCGCGTGTAGCGGTTCGTCTGCCGGAACGCTCCGCTGTCGGGGCTCCGCTGCGGATCGAACGCGGGGTGCTGGTCCCGCGCCTCCAGAATCACGTCCTGCACAGTGAACGGCATGGCTTACTCCGCGAGCTGGCTCTCGAGTACCTCGAGCACCTCGGGGCGCGGGCTGTCGCGGCCCGCCTCTTTCTTGAGAAGGAGCTGCATGACGGATTTGCGGATCCCGTCGGCCCGGGAAAACTCGTCCCGCATGATGCGGTCGATCACGGACGGAGCGTTCGTACCTTTCAACTCCTCCTTGATGGCTCGGACGGAGAGCGATGCGACCTCGGCCTCGGGGGGAGCATCCTCCTCGAAAGCATTGAGCAGCTCCGACTCCTCGTCGAGAGGTGGCGGGAACGCTTCGGGGGCCGGGTGCTTGCCCGTGACGGCGGGGCCGAAATCCTTGGCTCCACCCTTCTCGAGCTTCTGTTCGGCGTCGAACTCCTCCTGGCCGATCACGAGTGGTCCGAACTGTCCGGTGTACTTACATGGGCTCATTGGACGCTCCCTGCGGAAAGTGCTTCTTGCCCCGGAACAGCTCCGGGGTGACGTGGCGCTCCCGGTATTCGATCTCGTCGAGCATCTCGCCGGTCACGCCCTTGTGTACCTCTGCTTCGTCGAGGGCCTCCCGAAAGAAACGCTCGCGGTCCACCTGGTAGTTGTAGTGCCGCTGCCTCACATCCTGCACGAGCTCGTCTGTGGGCTCGCCAAGAAACTTGTAGATCGCCACGACCCCAAACCCTTCGATCGCCAGCTCCGCGATGCGGAGACGCTGCTGCTGCTTCTTGAGGTTCGGGTTACGCATGATGTTGTGCTTCATCTTCATCCCGATGGTGCGCCGGGACGAAGATGGGACCACCCGCCCGACGGCCCACCGACCGTCGCCCAGGTAGTGAATGTCGTATAGCGGGTCGATGGCGCGGAGCGCCCGAAGGATCGCTTCGGGCGCCCGCCTTGCACCGGGGATGCCGATGTGATTCCGCATCAGGCCGGGGCCTGTAGGTTGAGGTCCCAAAGAGTACCGGGGTCGCCCACAAGCAGCGCCCAATCCTCCCCGGTCAACGCACCGAAGAACTCGAAGCGGGCGTAGCCCGTCTGGTTCACCGTGCCCTTCTCGAGAATGATGTGTACGTGGTCCGGCACGTTCTGGTCCGTGGCCGCAGGCACGCCTCCCGGCACCGCCTCGCCCGGCCAGTACGTGTTCTTCACCACCGCAAGATCCTCAAAGAGAAAGCTCGTAATGGGTGCCATGACTTACCTCCTCTCTAAAGCTCGCCGCCCATCGGGAACGGACGAATGTGGACCTTGACCTTGAGTCCGGTCATAACGCCGGACCCATCGGACGTTACCTGCAACTTGATCGCGTCGGTCGCAACGCCTCTGCGCTGCGCGTTCGTCGCGGTAAGGGTCACTTGATCGAGCTGGTCCGCGGTCGGGGCCGTGGCCGCACAGAGCGCGGTGGTCCCGATGAGCACCTGGAACGTCGCGGCGGCTGTGATGGCCTCCACGAAACACTCCACCTTCTCGACGTAAAACGGGAACGCGGGTAGGACCGCATCCACAAGCAGGTCCGTCTGAGAGATCGGTACGTCGTCCGTGAACAACAGGACGATTTCCCGTGCGACCCCCGCGTTAGGGCCGATGCTCTTGTCTACGACCGGCACTATGGCCTCCTTCCTGAAAGTGGTGGGCGGTTTCGGGTCGGAGCGTCCGCCGACTCAAAAACGGAACACCCTACTCCCGCCCCCACCGTTTGATCACGCTTCCGTGCTGATGCCCGTGATCTTGAAGTTCTTGTGCGGCGCGATGTTCCCCGTCTGCATGACGATGTGGCCCACCGCGTAGAACGAGTCCTTACGACCCGTCGCGTCCGTGACGCGATTCCAGATGGATCCCGTGAGGTCGTCCCACTCCCATCCGGTGTTCCGCCAGTGCTTGAACGTGTCCCGCTGCATCCCGAACACGAGGCTCGAGGGCATCTTGCGGATGACCTTCAGCTCGACGGTGCGATCTCCGAGGATGATCCCCAGGGACGATTTTCCGCCCGTGTAGGCGCGCGGATCGTTGAGCCGCTTGTCGTCCTTGAGGTTACGCCAGAAGTTGCGGGCCGCCGACCGACTCATGAGAATCGTGTCGATCGTCCCCTTGGCGCGAACGTAGGTGTCGTCGTCCGCCTTGGTGAGCAGGTCCTCCGTCAGCTCGCCGTTCCACGGAGCCGCGGAGCCGTCCACGATCTGTGCTCTCCACGGGCGGTAGTCCGCACGGGTGAGGCCCTGGAACGATGCCAGAACCGAACCGTCGTCCACCATCCCCAGGAGCCCCATGATCTCCCTGTCCACGCCGGACGCCTGGTAGGACGCACCCGCCGCATCGCCAGCGAAGATGAAATCATCGTCCGCGACGTCCGTACCCACCGCGCTGTCGAGATACAGGCGCAGGTTGTCGGGATCGACGTCCGTGATGATGCGGGATCCGGTCGTGGTGCGAGGGGTCGTGCCGTCCGCAGCTGCGGCGAACACGATGCTCTCGCCCTCCATGAACATGAGCCACGCATCCTCGAGCCCGGCCACACCGAGTGCCGCGTCGATGGTGATATACAGCTTGGCGCCGGCATCGGGGTCCGCGTCGTTCACGCGGGCTTTGATACCTGCACCGAACCCGAGCAGCATCCGGTCGATCTCGTGATCCACATGCAGCTTGAGGTCCGGCAGGTGACGCTGTGCCCAGTTGACGAACGCGCCCTCGCCACGCTTCACGCGGCGCATCACGTCGCCGGACATCTGAACGACACCCTCGATCTTCTTCAGCCAGATCTGGCTGTTCTTGATGACCGGGCCGTTCGGAACGGGGATGTAGTCTCCCTCGAGCTTTCTGGCACCGACGCCGCTTGGGAGCGAGAAATAGTGAGCCAGCTCGATATAGCGGCCCCCCGTCGTCTCACTCACCGCAACGTCCATGTCCTGCTCGAAGCAGTCGAGAAGCTCGGAATCCTGAACGATGCTGTTCGTCAGGGGCTCCTCGAAGATGATCTTCATGGCCTCGTTGACGTTGTAATCCACACCCGCCGTGGTGCCGACCTCGGCCATCGCGAGAGCGATGCCGGGACCCATCAGGCCGACCAGCAGGGCGTGGGCGAACCACGCCAACAGGACCGCAGCCGCGAACGCGACAATCCTGCGGAGCTTCATCGTTTGCCCTCCGTAAAGGTTGTTACTGGCCGACCCGCTTCTTGAGCGCCGCGAGAGCGTCGTCTAGTGTCGCGCCCTTCGGGAGCTGTGTTCGGCCTGGTGCTCCCCCTGCTCCGGTTGGAGCGGAGGCCACTCTGCGTCTGCGAGCTACCTTCTTGCGGAACTTCTCTCCGGCCGAATCGGCCGTCACATCGGCAGTATCGCTCGCAGGTTGGGCCGGCTTGCGCCGGACGTTCGTGCCAATCCCGTAGAGGCGCATCCGGGCGGCTAGCACCTGGGGCACCATCTCGGGGTCGAGTCTCTCTATTTTGTTCGCCGCGACATACTGCTGGATGTCCACCAAGGCGTCCCGGTGCCACATCTTCGCCTCTGTGTGGTCCATGTCGGCAGGCGTTATCTCCATCACCTTGTCCCAAATCGCCTGCGCCTCTCGGCGCTGCTCTGCGAGCCGTTCGCGTTCCTGCGACATGCGCTGCTTGCGCTCGACACGCTCCACGCGCAGGGTGGCCGCTTCCTCGCGCCGGGACGCGGGGTCGTCGAGCCAGCGGCCGATGTAGTCCTCGGCCACCTGCAGTAGATCGTCGTCGTAGAGCATCTCCTTGAGGAGCTGCTTCTTGATGTCGGGGTGAACTCGCTCCGAGATGTAGCCCACCGGGTCCACACGCAGGTCCTCCTCGATCGCCTCGAGGGAGGCCCTGTCCTGCATGTTCTGCTGATGCTGGTCCTTCACGCGGTCGAACATCTGGTCGATGTCCGACACACGCCCGAGATCGTTCTGCATCTTCTCGAGCGCCTCCCGCGTCTCGTCGTCCGCCTCGAGCTCAATCTCCACGTCGCCCACGGTGAGCTTGAACGTGTCGCCCTCGGCCTCGACCTGCGGCTCCTCCTCGACCTCCTCGACCTCCTCCGCTTCTTCGTCGAGTAGCTCGGGTTCCTCCTCGGTGACGGCCAGCTCCGCCGCCTCCTCCTCGTACTCCCCCTCGTCGCCGGGAGCCGTTTCGCTCGACTCCGCTGTGTCCTCGATGGGTGTTGTGTCCGCTACTGGCTCCACAGCGAGAGAGGGATTCATTTCGGCAAGCGCGGATTCCAGGGTCACGGGCGCATCGGGCGCCGTCTCCTCTACCATCCCCGCCTGCTTCTCGTCTGTCTCGTGATACAGTTTCATCGGACGCTCCTATTGGCTTGCGGGCGTGGAGGCGCGTCGGTCGGGTTTGGCCGCCTCCTTCGATTCCGCGTCTCTGGCGGCTTTCTCCGATTCGACCTCTCCCTCGGCCTGCTGCATTTGGAGCTGCGCCGCCATCTGTGCTTCCATCTGTAGCTGCTGAATCGCCTTGTGAACGATCCAGTGCTGGTGAAACTCGTTCTGCACCTGCGGGTCCAGCTTGAGAAACTCCGGCGAGGCCATGAACTCCTCGTGGATCCAGAGGTGTATCTCGTTGTCGTACCACTGGAACGTCTGGATTTCCGCCGCGGGGACGCCCTGTACTAGCCGTCCGTTCTCCTGTTCGGCGGTGGATCGGTGGACCCCTCCCGGCCGGATCGCACGACCCATGTGCGGGAAACGTGCAAGATCGAAATAGGCCTTTCGGGCCTCGGGGCTACCCGGCATACCGAGTAGACCGTCAGCGTACATGCGATAGATACGGGTTTGTCTTTCACCGCGACCCTCGGGGAGCATGCTCTCGATGTCTACGTGGACGTTGACCGCGCCCTCCTCAAACATCTGCGGCAACACCGTGACGGTGCGCGTCACGCTGTCCTCGCCTGCGTAGGCGATGATTTTCTCCTCGTCCCATATCGACGGCAGAAGCGCCATCCAGTCCTCCACCACGCGCCCCATCACACCTGCGGCCCTACGCATAGTCGGCCCCAGGAACCGATCCGTGTTGAACCGCAGCTCCTTCACGAGCTCGCCGGAAGCGTCTCGGGTCGGTGGTGCCCCTTCGGCCCCCTCGAGGTTCCCCAGGTAGTCCATCTCCTCCTGCAAGATGTCCTGAATCTTGTAGACGTCGGTGGGGAGCGCGGGTGGGTCCGCGTACTCGACGGGCGGAATCGACGGTCGCCGGTTCACCTTCACGATGAGCCCCGGCTTGTTCGTAATCATCTCCTCCTCGAGCCCGGACTGCTCGTCGATGACCGTGATGGGGTTGGTCACGAGGTTCCGGTGCTCGAGAATCTGCGCGTAGCCGCGGTTGTAGGTGCGCTGCAGCGGGTTGAGCATCTCCTGCGGCGTGGTGCCATGCGGGCGGCCGGGCAGGTTCGTGAAATCGAAACGCTGAATGGGTCCCGCGCCCTTGAACGGGGCTGGCCGTGGGCCGTCGTGAAGAACGTGGTGCCTGGTGGTGATGAGCAGGCGCCCGTTCTGCTCCATGCCCTCCCGCACCCGTGAGGGCTTGTGCCAGAACTCGTCTACTCGGATAAGGCCCTGATTGTAGCCGTGGTCAAATCCGCCAACGCCCGGCTTATTTCCTGCCGCACCAAAGTAGCCAGATCCGAACAGGATCCGTTGCAGCTCGCCGGCAGAGTTAGCTTCATCTCCCCGCGTATCCGGTTCCAGCTCGACGCCCCAAGTGTCATAGACCTGCTCCGGCGTTAGGTACTGGCGGAAGATCGCCCACCTCTTTCGGTGGAACGGCAGGTGGTTCCACTCGGCGCGGACCTCGAGCGGGCCGTGGACCGTACACTCGAGCGTGCCCTCGCGCATCTGGTAGGGGTCGCCGGTCTGCTCGTACTCGCCCGGGCCGGTCTGCCGAACTAGGGCGTTCCCCTCCTGGTCGTATGGCGCGTTTGGGATGTCGAGCACCCCGCTGCCGAACTGGTTGGGAATCGAGGCCGGTCCCGTGAACTTCTGCAGCTCGCCGCCGTCGAGGTCCACGCGGGTACGCAGGTACGAGCTCCCCCCCGGTATGAGCCAGGCCATGAGCCGGTCGATCACCTCCACCATGTCCATCTCAATCCACAGCGTCTTGAACACGGTGTCCATGACCTCGGCCAACAGGGCGTCCGATCGGTCGCCTGTCGAGGGCTGGAAGCTCACCACGGGAGGGTTCTCGGTCATGCGGGCGTGGGTGAGCATGAACCAGTAGAGCAGGCGATTGACGACGGGCCGCTGTCGCCACCTGCGCTCGTCCTGCGTGAGAAACTTGGAGACGTCGATCCACTTCTGCAGCAGGTCCGAGAAGATCATCCACTGTTGGCCGGCCAACATGCGGACGTTCTCCTCCACCTGCCTGTCGCGGTACTGCAGCGCCCACGTTTGGCTGTTCCAGAGGTCGGACACGAACGAGCTGCGCTTCCCGTCCTCGGCGTCCTTTTCCTCCGGGGACTGCCGCATGGGCGGAAGGTCTTTCATTTGCGCTTCGTAGGCCATATCAGCTCGGCTCCACCGCTACGGTGACGGCGTACCACGAGTATTCGACGCTCGTGGCAAAGTCGTAGGTGCCGGTTGCCCCTGCCGCGCCCTGGATGCCCTCATCGACCACGCACAGGCGACCCTCGGAAAACTCCTCATTGGCGACCACTGTGCCGGAGCCGGGTGTGACGGTGCCGCTTGTGTCGCGCACCCCCATCGCTCGGAAGATCCGGCACCCGTCTGCTGTGGTCGTGATGTCGGGCGATTGTGGCGTGGTAGAGTAACCGGATGCGCCGCCGCCGAGATGAAACACGCCGCCCGAAACAGCAATCAGACACCAACCGGCTGTACGCCCAAAGCTGTAGTTCATCGTTTCGGATGCGATTACCTCGGCAGAGGTGCGATAGCTGTAGTAGCAGAAAGCATTTCCGCCAGATGACCCACCGGCCCATGCGGCCCAAGTGTAGTCGATGAGCGTGTACGTCGGGCCGGATCGCCCGCCACCGAAAATGAGAAGCTCGTCGCCCAATGTGTAGTCGGCGGGGTGGTCGATCTCGCCGTTGACCCCGAGCGCGGTAAACTCGGACAGGTAGGAAAGCCCGCCGCCGCCGCCCACCGCGTCCCGGTCTACGAGGTACGCGGGGACGGCTAGGCCGCTCTCGGTGCGAACGAGCGGCACATCCACGCGGGGCGCCGATGCGAGAGTCATTAGACCCTATCCCGGCCCGTCACGATGGCCGTAGGCGTCCCGGTCCCGGCCGTGCCTGTCTCGATGAATAGCCACATCGGACCGTCCTCGATGACCACGAGGCCGTCGGCGGTGATGTCGGTCCCGAGCTGGATTGCGTTACTCGCGTCGGCGGGCTTGGACTCGTTCGTGCCCCAAAGCTGGATCGTGTGCCCGTTGATTCCGAAGATGTGAACGGACACGTCCTCCACGCGCCCGATGTAGATGCGCGTCTGCGTCTTTCCGTTCTGATCGGTGTGGGATACCGACCCGCCCGTGTTCGTGAGCGTCAGCTCGTACCACAGTCGTCCGTGCGTGCCCATCAGCGTGTCTCCTCGTGCTCGTGCTCGTTGCGAACGTCGTTGATGAACGTATCGCGCTCGTTCCGAACGTAGTCAATCACGTTGGGAGCGTTCCTGTCGTCTCGAAGTTGGCGAGCAGCTCCTCCGCGTGCTCGTTCGCGCGCTCCTGGGAGATGCCTGCCTCCTTGCTGATGTACTCCGCGAGGTTCGCCCGTGACGTGGCGTGGATCTCCGCGAGCACTCGTTCCTCGGCGGTCGGCTCCGGCGAGCGTACCGCGGCTCGAGGCGGAGTTGTGCGCCCGTAGTCAAGCAGGTGCCGGTAGGTTTCCATCAGCTCAACGGCCGTTTTCGCCCTCGCCATGTTCGCGCCGATGAACCCCCCGACGCCGGCCCCGACGATGAATACGAGCACTAGGTGCCACAGCATCAGTCCGATTTCAGTCTGCATCGAGCCACCTCGTCAGACGCCTCCACCACCTATTGCGCTTCTTTTTCACCTCATGGAGCCGGATCAGCTTGTCCACCACGCCGAACAGCTCCCCCCGCTTCACCACGATGCCGGGGTGCTTCATGTAGTCCGAAAGCGTCTCGTCGGGATGCACTCTCGGGTCGTCGTGCTGTCGCTCGAGCCTGCGCCGCTGCTGGCGATTCAGACTTGAGTACCGAACTCGGGATGCTCGATCTCGGTCCTGCGGACTCTCTGCATCGTGCTCATCCGCTTCTGTTCGGCCTCGATCTCGAGCGCCTCGGGGCTCCATGCGTTCCATGTTTCCTTCGCGTATCGTGAACGTGCCGGAAGTGTGCGCCCTGCCATGGCGTAACGTGTTTCGTCGTACATGTCGTCGCCTCCGTGCCCGAACTCGTCCGCGTCCGTTTTCAGGGCGTCCTCGGGGTTGTCGGGGTCCGATGGGAGCGACTCGAGCTGGTCGAAGCACTTGCGGTTGCCGTCGGTGTCGAACAGGACCAGGTAGGGCACGTCGTCGGACCCGTCCGGCCACACGCCCTCCCAGGAGAAGAACCGGCGCAGGTTGTTGAGCCCGGCCACGCGGGACACGTTCGCCTGTACGAGCGTGTACCCCCACCCCATGAACGTCTCTGCGATCGTCGGGACGTTCTCTCCCCGCGCCTTGGTGTCCGCCCAACAGTCGTGCCCCGCCTGGATCGCCCCCATGCGGCCCCGGAGCCCGAGCTCCTCGAGGCGCCGGTTCACCCGCTCCACGATCTCGTGGGGCTGCATCATGCGGCCGGTCACGGTGTCGAGCTTGAAGTGCCGGCCGTCCTCGTTCGTGGCGTAGATCCCGAAGCTGAACGGGTGCGAGTAGCCCCAATCGAAGCTGCCCCACACGGGCCAGTGATCCGGCACCGAAAAGGGCTTGATGAGGTGGATGTCGGGGTCCAGCATGGTGAGCGCGAGGCCGAGGCCCGCCTCAAAGTCGCCCAGGAGATACCACGACCGATACGGCTCGGGGAGCGTTTTCAGCTCGTTCACGTACTCGGGGTCGCGCTCCATCAGCGTGTCGTTGTCCTCGACGAACGCCTGGACGAACACGTACTGCTCGGGGCGCTCGTTGTAGCGGGTGTAGTACCGCTTCGTGATGAACAGGCGCTTGTACCAGTGGTGCCCGACGTCGCCCGGGTTGGACGGGTACATGACGAACGGGCGGGATCTGGCGGTGGTGGCGCGGAGCCGGTTTCCGGTGAGCCAGCGCACGAGCTGCCACTCGTAGTGCGTGGACTCCTCGAAGATCATGTAGTCGTACTCCTGGCCCCGGTAGCGCCGCAGGTCGTCCACCTCCTTGAGGTAGCCGAAGTAGATCCTCGAGCCGTTCGTGAACAGGGCGCACATGTCCTCCCCGTTGTACGTGTAGACCCGTTCGCCGTCGAGCTTCTCCGGCACCTCGTCACGGAAGTTGTTGACGTGATTTTCCTTCACCTCGCCCTTGGTGCGCCGGAAAATGATCCCCTTGGAGCCGGGCCACGAAAACGCCGCGCAGGCGGCCACGGCACGCGCCAGATGCGATTTTCCGCCGCCCGCAGCGCCCCCATACCCGATATGCCGCGCATACGGCGCACCGAGCGGTTTTCGGAGCGGGGTGTGATCAAACGCCTCCATCTGCTTCGTTTGAAGCTCATAGAGCACCCTTCGGCCCGATTTCGGGCCGTCAATCCACAGAATCGGCGTTCTCGGCACTATTTCGCCTTTTTCCGGGCTTTTCCGCGCTTTTTCCCCGATTTTCGGGCTTTCGGGGCCATTTTTCGGGCACTTTTGCCTTTACAGGGCACTTTTATCCCTCCCCCATCACTTTTCGGGCGTATCCGCGGCTCGGACGCCTCCGAGCGGCGGTCGGGCCCCGGTTGTAGGCGTCCAGGGCCCGCTCCCACGTCCCGAAACGCTCTTTCTGGCGCCGCAGGTACTCGAAACCGGCGTCCAGGTTGTCCACGGGGCTCCTCTCGAGCACGTCGCGGGGCGTTCCGACCTCTTTCCCGGCGTATTCGGGCCGAACCTGCGCCAGCCCAACGGCCCCGACCCCCGATCGCTTCGACTGCTTGAACGACGATTCCACGTCCACGAGGCCGTAGGCGTACTCGGCCGGAATCCCGTGCCGCGAAGCGAGCCGCTGGATGTTCGTCGTGGCCTCGGGCGAGATGTGGTACATGTCCCCGTAGGCCGCCGCCGTGTCCCTCGCCGTCCGAGCGCCGCCGAGAAACGGCTTTCTACGCCCCTGGCGATCCGCGTCGGCCCGAACACCCTCCCGCATGGGACGCTCGAACCCCGTGTCCCCCGGCGCAGCCGGCCGCATGAGAGGGGGCCGGTAGGCGTCCGCCGTCATCTGCGACCGGATCTGCTCCGTCGCACCGAGCAGCTCCTCCCACTGTGACCCGCGCACCCTCCGAGCCCTACCCTTCGGATCCTGTGCCATTCTTCTTCCTACGCCTCCACTGGCGGAGATACTCGTTGAACGCCCTGCGAGCGCAATCCTCGCACCTGGCCTCGAACCGCTGCCGCTTGGATGTCCTGGGACGGGTTTTCCCGCACATGGGACACGTCTGAACCCCCCTGTCGAGCTCCTTGGCGAACAGCGCAACCACTGGCGGCGAACACCGCGGACACGGCGTCACGAAATCCATGAGGCGACCCATGTTGTCCGTGTCGCACCGGATCCTCACGCGGCCATTACAGCGTTCGCACGTCCCGAACAGAATGTCCACCAGGGGCGTTCCTTGCGTTCCTGAACGACGAAAGGCCCTGCCCGAGACACAGACAGAGCCCTTACCAGAAAAAGGGGGCCAGCGGCCCACGTAGGAAATGAAAAAATGTGGAACGAGGAGGTGCCTTGAAGGGTCCCAGGCCGCGCCGAATCCGCCTCAAACTGTGGCGGCGGACTCCCTATCATCTGTCCCCGTTGCGGCCGTGGCCGCTGCTTCGCCGCATAATGCATCTTCTGTATTGGGGTTAGCCCGATGCGCTCGGTAACAGGGCGAGCGTTGCCCCACCAATCTCGGTGGGCTTTTCGTGGGGATCGTTCGGGGGAGCCACCGCAACGTAGACGTTGAGCGTCTGTCCTTGTCCCTCCACGGTGTGCATCTGCCGTATATCCCCTAGCGCCCTGTTCAGCACCTCTTGAGCGGCCTTGACTGCGCTCCGAATCTGCTCGTCTGATCCCTCCAACTCACCCCGCATCGCTTGGTCTAGCACCTCCTGCGCCTTGGGTGCCATCGCCAACCACGAACGGAGCCGAGCCCGTGCGTCCTCCTCGGCCTCATCGCGAATCTCACGAATACGTGCGCGGATGCTGTCCCGCTTCAACAGACGACTAGCACTCGATCCGGCGTTGCGCTCGTTCGTCTGTTCGGGATAAGCGTGGAGATAGGCCCGTGTCCCGTTACCCCGCATTTCGTCCGGTCCTGCGACGTAGGCGATCACGAACGCTTCCTGCTGTGGTGATAGCGGGCGGGGTCGTGTCATCGCTGTACCTCGCATCGGTAAGGGTGGACATCTGTACGTCTACACCTTGCGCTGTACCCTGTCAATCACCTCCCCCCCTGTAGTCCCCCCCTCCTCTTGCGGTGCCACCCGTGGCGATTACATTAGGGGTGGCACCTGTTCACACCCACCAACACCCTAGCAGGAGGCGCGCAATGTGGACGCCCCGAGTCCGTGTGGCTCTCGTCAAGGAGCCGCACCCGTCCATCCGTACCACCAAGCTCCAAGGGCCAAAGGATGTGGCCCGCTTGGCCCGTGAAGTAATACGGGACGACAGCCCCACCGAGCAGTTTCTCACGTTCGCACTGGACACGCAGAACCGCGCCGTAGCGGTGAACGTGACCACGACAGGACTCCTCAACTCCTCGCTGATCCATCCCCGAGAGGTGTTCACGTTCGCCATCTGTGCGAACGCCGCATCGGTCATCCTCTGCCACAATCACCCATCGGGCGACCCGAGCCCATCGCCGGAGGATTTGGAGGTAACGTGGCAGATCGCGGAAGCGGGCTCTCTCGTCGGGATTCCTGTACGTGACCACATCATCATCGGGACGGGGGAACAGACCAAGCCGGTGTGGTTCTTGTCGCTGTTGGAGCGTGGCCTCATCCCGAACGACCGCAAGGGTCCGAAGGTGGCAACGTGAACCCCACCACACTTGACATCGTAGCGCGGGGCGTCCTGACGGGCGCCCTGCTGATCGTGGCCGCGCTCGTCGTGACGGCTCTCCTTCTCACCCTGCTCTCGGAGTTCAAGCGATGATGTACCTCACGAAGAACCCGTGGCCGCGCATACCGTGCGCTTCCTGCGGGACGAAGATTGAGGCGTGGGACTGCCTCTACATCACGGGCGGCGAGTGCTACTGCACCCGCTACTGTGCCACCATCGGGCGCACCCTCGACAGCGATAACGCCCTCTGCCGCGCCACCGTTCACGAACGCTCCCCGGCCTACGAGCCGGGGTTCTGCCCCGAGTGCGCTGATCGGGAACAGGTCCCGTGCAACGTGTTTGTGGGTGGCTACACCTGCGGCGGTTGTGGGCGGCTGTTCGTGGGCAACGAGCCCGAAGCGATCCGCGAGGTGTGGCGGGGCGCGAACCCCGAGCGGGTCGGGCTGATGGAGTGCGAGTGGTGCAACGGCTACGGCTCCTCGTTCAGCGAGGACGCCGACACCTGCACCCGGTGCGATGGCTCGGGCCTCGTCCCGATGACTTGGCGGCACCGCATAACGTGGACGCAAGCGGGCGTCCCAGGCGGTGCCGAGATCGACTGCGCCCCTTGACCACCCACCCCACCGGGAGCGGAGCGCGAGACGGGGCGTCCGCAGACGGGCCGCTCCCGGCCCACCCCTCGGAAGGAGGGACGATGGCACTGCCAAGCACGACCCTAGCGCGATGGGTCGCAAGCATCAACGCAAGGACCGGGCGACCGCTCAAGCCGTGGCGACAGGTCGCGGTGACGGACGAGGACCCGTTCGCGCCGCACCTGCGGGCCGAGGTCGGCCACCTGTTCATCGACGCGCACAGCCCCGGCGACGGTTGGACGCGCTACCGCTTGGGGGAGATGGTGAACGAGGGCGGCGGGATGTCGCACGTAGCCACTAGCCAAGCGTTCAAGCGCGGAGAGTTCGAGGCGTTCGTGCGGGGCATCCTGACGGGGCTCGATCTCGCCGCTGTGCGGTTCGATGAGTACGGCGAGGAGTGCGCCCGCAACGAGGAGACGGACACGGGCGTGATGTGGGCGCTCGTCGAGCAGCTGGCGGGCCGCGCCGGAAGGGGGACGGATGAGGCGGATTGACTGGGCGAGTGAGGCCGCACAGGCCTGCACCCGCCACGCCGCGATCTACCAAGCCGAGGACAGGGCACGCCGGGAGGGTGTGCCCTGCTTCGTGTGGCTCCAACCCAACCCCGGCCTGCCGCTGTGGTACGTGCGGACGGAGGCCGAAGGGAGGCCGGACGGCGCGTCTCTTGAGTACACGGCGGAACCGTGAGCGCCCTCGACCAAGCGGTGCGCGATTCGTGGGCCGCACACCTTCGCGAGAGCAGGGCGAGAGAACGCCGGTACGACTACAAAGAGTTCGCGCCGGGGTGGCCTCGCTCGGCGTGGAACGCGAGGGCGGCGAAGTGGGACGGACCCAAGTACGAGGGCGATGAGCCGTGGGACTACGACTACCACCGGGATGAGTGGTTTGAACACTGGCTCCAAGGCGCGACAGGACAGGGCGAGACACCCGGTATGCACTACGGCGGGAGCGTGGCCTATCAAGCGGGCCTCGACTGGCTGGAAGCGAACGACAAGCCGGGGTGGATCGCGTTCAACCGGCGTCTCGTCGTGGACGGGCTCCCGGTCTGCCGGGGGCAGGGCGGGCCGTTCTATTCCGATTCGTGGTGGTACACGACCGAGACGGAGGACCGAGAGGGCGAGGACGGGCAGTACCGTCCACCCATTCACCACCGCACCCTCACGGTGCCCGAGGAGAAGCTCCCTCGCGACCTCAACGAGCGGATCGTCCTGCTCACGATGACGAACGTGCGGGGCGGGATGGTGCGGTGGGCGATCCGGCGCAAGCTAGGCCGCACGATGGGCGAGTTCTACGAGGACTGTGGGCGCGAGTTATCCACGGTGTCGTCCTGCTACGTGCCGTGGCAGGGCGAGTGGCTGTACGTGCGCTTCAACGGCACGGGGCAACAGGGCCACGGCTACTCCAAGCACTTCGCGATCCGTGTCGGTGAGTACGGCGAGGAGCAGACGAAGCTGAATCACAGGAAGATCGTTCCGCTCGCGAGGCGAGTGTTCAAGGTGCCCGACATCTACCGCGAGACGGTGGACGAGGAGACGGGCCAAGCCACGTTTTTCTAGGAGGTGCAGCGTGCGTCAACGTATGCCGAAGGTAGGCACACGGGTCATCACAGGCCCACACGGGGTGGATCGCTACCCCTGCTTCATGCTCCCGGCAGGACGGACGGGAACGCTCGTCAAGGTCATGGTCACGCCGAAGCACAAGGACGCAGAGGCGTGGGTGCAGATGGACGGACCCTTCAAGGGCGGCGAGGAGTGGGAGTATGGCGTCCAGATATGGGGCGAGAACATCGACGCTGTGACGGATTGGTTCCACGGCGAGTGGAAGGTGGTCGAGCTGTCGTGGTGGCGGCGGTTCCTGTTGAGGCTCTCATGGCTGCACTGAAAGGCCCTGTCCACTGTCAACGGTGCGGCCACGAGTGGGCACGCGATCCCGTCTTGGAGGTCGCGTGTCCCGTGTGCCGCGCCAAGGCCGGCAGCCCGTGCGTAGCGCGGGCACCCTCGGGCCATGTCAAGAGCGGCGCGTTCCAAGGGCTCCCGCCCTGGGGGCACGACGAACGCGACCTACTCGCGGCCCGCGAGGGCCACTACAAGCACGACTGCGCGGCGGGGGACGTGGACCCGCTGCTGTACGCTGAACAGGGAGACTTGGGACTATGACTGAACGACCGGAGGGCTACTACCATCAGAAGCTCGAGCCACCGGAGGAGCCGCCGTTCTGCGACCGCTGCTTCGGCTATCACGCCTCGTTCGACTGCCCGGAGATGGAGGAGCCGGAAGATGAGTGCGACGAGTGCGGAAGCACGGAGTGCGTGACGATGCTGCGGCTGGACCGGCCGGACGGCTCGACCACCACCTACCTGTGTCCCGACTGTATGCCGAACCCCGTGTGCCCGATGTGCGGCGGCGTGGGCGTGGCCCTTGGGGCGCTCGGCATCCTGCATTGGTTCCGCTGTCGCCAGTGCGGCGCTGATTTCAGTCTCAAAGCCGAATGAACCGCTACGTCGAGAGGTGCCGGTGCGGCGGGGCCGTCTACGTCACGTTCGACACGGACGGGCGTGGCGGCCTCGTCGAGACACGGACCAGGTGCAGCGGTGCGCGGTGCAAGAAGCGGCGGGGCGAGTGCCGCGATTGCGGGGCGCGGGTCGATGGCGTGGTGGGCAAGACCGACCGATGCGCCCGGTGCCGCAGGGCGTGGCGGCAGCTCCGCGCCCGGCAACGCTACGCCGCGATGTCACCCGCACGCAGAAGGGCGAAGCTCGCCAAGAAGAAGGAGTGGCGGGACGCACACCCCGAGTACATGCGTGAGCACAAGCGAAAGGAGATGGAGAAGATCAAGACGGACCCCGAGGCACGGGCGAGATACCTCGCCACCTGCAGGCGGGCGAACGCGAAGCGGCGGGATCGGACTCTCGCCTACATGAAGGAGAAGTACAACAAGTACGGCCCGGGAAAACCCAAGCCGACCTGCCGCAAGTGCGGCGGCGAAGTGCCCTTCAACGGGGTGGGCCGACCACGACTCGACTGCAAGGAGTGCAGACCTTGAGCTACCTGCGATTCTGCGCCATGAGGCACGGTGGGGAGACGGTGAACGGACTCCCCGCTTGGCTGGCGATCATCCGTTCCGAGGAGGCGAACGACCTGTTCACCAAGACCGACCTGAAGCTCCAATCGGAGGCCGAAGGGACACGGGAGGTCTACCGACACCAGGAGACGGGAGAGGTCGTGGTCGAGGTGAAGCACGCGATCACCGACCACCACTGGATTTACATAGTGCCCAAGACGGAGGAGGCGCGGGCGGCCGTACTCGCGGCGGCTCGGCAGCTCGGACTCGCAACCCGACCCTTGGAGGACTGATGAGCGAGAGTGCATGGAAGCAGTTTGAGAAGGAGCATGACGAGCTGCTTCAACGGTGGTGCAACGAGGCGGATGACGACAAGAGGGCAAAGCTGTGGAACGAAATCATCGAACTGTGGGCCGACTGGAAGGAGACGCGCAAGTGACGATTGGAAAGAACATGGTGAAGCGGACGGTCTACTTCTCGAGGGTCCAATGGAAGCTCCTCGAGGATGTCGCGGCGGATCACCACATCAGCGTCTCGCAGCTCATCCGCAAGGTGTTGGGGGAGTACCTCGGCACCTGGATGGAGAGACACGGAGAGGGCGCGTGAGGCGCGCACCGGAGGGCGTCATACTGTGGAGCGCGGCCGTCGTGATGCTGATTCTCGCCGTCGCTTTGAACGCCTGTTGACCTTGGGCGCAGGGGGTGGGGGTGGGGGGCGCAGGCCACCCGCCACCACCCAACGCGCCACCTGCCTGTCGAACGCCACACTCCCCAACTTCCCACCACAGAACAGGCAGCTCCACGTTTGCCGCACCTGCAGAGGATACGACACGTAGCACTCGCAGTCGTACACGATTCGCAGACGGCGCGAGAGCGTGCCCATCAGAGGCCGACGTCCTCCGCGAGCTCGTCGGCCCAGGCACCAGTGTCCGGCGCACCAAGGCCAGCATCCACCCCACCAAACCTCCACAGGTCGATGAACTTCACCGTCTCGTCATGCGGGTTGGGGCGAGGGCTATCGTCGTCGATCACCCCGAGCTGCACCAAGGCCCAAACGAGGTCGTTGACGCCGTAGACCACCGTTGCCGGCGACCCCATGAGGCACTCGCGGGTGAGCCACGCGATCTGATGTGGCGTCGGCTTGTTCTTGCCCTGCTTCACCTCGAGCCACACCGCAGTCCGAGCGGCAGGAAAGACCGCCCGTAGGTCGGGGATCCCCGGCGTCTGCATCGTGTTGCGCGGCTGGCTGAAACTGTCCACCTCACCGCCGAGCTGCCGGATCGCCTGGACGATGTGGTGCTCGACCTGCTTTTCTTTCATCACTCCCCCTCGCTGTTGCGGCGGGCGCGTTTCCGGTCATCCATCCACTCGACCCCGAAGAACACAGCCAGAATGAGGGCTACGACAATCCATTCAAACATCACTCCCCCTCGGGGTTGCGGCGCTTCAAATCCTCGATCTGTTGCATGGCGATTTCGGCCTTGGCTTTCCATCGCATGAACTCGGCCCTGGTCACGACGCGGGTGCGGCATCCGCCACACTCACGCGCCATGAGGTCCGCGAGCAGCTCGGCGGCGGCGTTGTCTGTCGGCGGCGGGGGCGCCGCCCCGGTCCCCCTGGTCATACCACCCTCCCTCTCGCGCAGTAGCGGCAGACCTGCAGCCGATGTGTGCGAGCGTAGTCTCGTGTGACCCAGGAGTGCAACCCGAGCACACACCTCAGTCTACGAACCGGACCACCGGAGCCGCGAATCCTGCGTCGATGTACCTCTGCGGGCGCGTCTCCGTGATGCCTGCTTTGTCTCTTGCCTCGAATATCGTTTGCCATTTGCGGTACGCTTGGGTGCCTTTCCTCACCGTGATGACGTGTGGAACGAACGGGTTGTCGATCTCGTCGAATCTGTCGTCTCTCACGAATCCCTCTCGCGGGACCGCCGACTCGACGAAATCGTGTGGGATGGGGAATCGTCGGGACTGTGCGAACAGAACGCCGCACGTCTCGATGAACTGCTCGTCCGAGAAGCGAGGCCGAAGGTACTGGTAGTACGCCTCGAGCAGCTCCGCCTTGGGCAACTTGAAGCGCAAGGCCAGCTTCTTGAGGCCGTCCTGAAAGGCCGAGCGCGAAAGGTAGGAGCGCCTCACCTCACACCTCCTGGTTGAGAGCTTCCTGCGGGACCCAATACTGCGGCTGCGACCCCTTGCGGAGTCGTCGGTCTGTCTCGTCGAGGAACCACTCGGGCCGCTTGGCGTTGCCCGCCCGGATCCAGCCGCGGATGCGGACGATCGGGAAGCGGACGATGCACAGGCAGCACTTCGCGTCGTCGTCGTCGGATGGGAACACCTCCAAGTGGCCGTTCGGCCAGGTGGTAGACCGCACCTCGAAACCGGCCACGTCGGGCCTGCGTCCGAACTCGTCGGCGGTCGGGTTCCAGTAGATGTGGTGGAGCTTGGCGACAGCCAGCTCCCCCAGGGCGCCGGTCACGTCTCGGCCCTGCAGCCCTTTGTTGTGCTTCTCCCCGTGGCCGGCACCGTACTCCTTGAGCAGAACGGTGCGTAGGCGGTGGACCGCCACGGCAATCGCCATATCCAGCTCGGCCGAGGACAGCTCGAGAACGTATCTGTGGTCGATCATCCGAACTCCCGTAGCCAACGTGCCAGCTCTGCGGGGTCGCCGTCGGACAGCTCGAGAGCGCCGGCCTGCAGCGCCTTTCCGAACAGCTTGCGAAGGTCGAACGCATCCCAGGGTCGCCCCTCACTGAACGGGTACAGCGTGCCGATCCCTTCCCACGCCTGAGCGATGTGTTGCACCGACTCGCGGCGGGCGATGGATGAGAAGGTCCGTGCCTGCTTCTTGATCTCGCTCTCGGGTGGTCGCGTGACCTGCTCCTCGATCCACCGAGCCGTCATGGCCGTAGCCACGAGCGTCGGGGTGGGCTCAACGGGAACGTCGATCAGCGTGCCTTGGACAACCTCGCCCGAATCTCTCTCGACCGACCGTAGGGAGGGAGAGAGAGATGAGGTAGTAACTACTGGTACTGGTACAGATTTGTTGTCGTTCGCGTTTCCATTCGCGTTCGTTTCGCGTTTCTCGGTTTCGTACATCTGCCTGTCCTCGTAATCACTTGGACCGTTACGTTTCGCGTTACCTTCGCGTGGTCGTTCGCGTTTCTCCACACTCGCGTTTCCATTCAACGCATCGCGTGACTGATAACTCTCATACTCAAGGATGCTTAGCGTTCCCGGTTCGCGTTTCCCTGCGCGGGGTCGCGTCCAGACGATGCGTTCGTCCGCTTCGAGCTGAACGAGAAAGGTGTGCGTTCGCTTGACGCTCCATCCCCACGCTTCCGCCAGGAAGCGAACGGAGGCGCGGAGCTGGCCCCTCTCGAGGCCGGCTCCGTCCTTCCACTTGGCTCTGCGTATGAGGTCGAGCCACGCAAACGCCGTGCAGTACGGACGCTCGGCTAGTGGGTGGTCCTCAAACAGCTCCACCGATACGGCGATGAACCGGGCCACCGGCTCATCCGTGGCGCTGCTTTACGATCTCAAACAGGGTACGACGCGCATCCGGGTCGAGGTTGAACGAGCTGATTTTCTCGGCTCCCTCCTCGCGGAACCGCTCAAACTCATCCTCGTAGATGGTGTCGTTGATGATGTCTGCGACGGCCGTGGCCGGGACTCTGTTGAGTCGCATCCAGGCGTAGATGTCCGCGAGCTTCACCTCGGACGGAACGCTCTGCGTGAGCTGATACTCGTGATTCTGCGCGGCCAGGGCAGCATCGTCGGCCGTGGGATACCGGCCGATTTCTGTCACCTCGGATGTGGCCGGGTCCGTATACTGCACCACATACTGCCCACCCCGATCGACGAACACCTGGTAGCCCTTGGGGATCTCGAGGCCGCTATCGTGCGGCACCACGGCGGGGTGCGAATCACCGCTCGTGTCAGCGACAGGTCCGGCCGTGTCCTTCCCGGGAGACGCATCCGTGGGAGTGTCGTCCGTAGCCGCAGGCGTAGGGTCCACGGCGTCCTCCTCCGTCTCCGCCATCGGTTGTGCGGATTCGTGCTTCTTGTGGGACCGCATGTGGCCCGCGAGGCCCTGTTGTGTGTCGAACCAACGATCGCACTCGGGGCAGGCGTATTGATTGTGGATCTCGGCCTCGACCGTCGGCGGATCCTCCTCCTGCGTTTTCTTCTCGCGCAACTCCGCCACGGCGACATCGACCTTCATGGTCGTGGCCTCCTCGACCGTGGAGTTGATGAATCTCTCGCGCTCTCCCACCTCGGCCAGCTCCATGTCCGCCTCGGAGTAGAGCCCTCCCGCCCGATCGGGGCACACGAGGCGCACACACGCGCCGATGACCCGCGTGATGAGCATCTCGGGGAGATACTGCCAGTTGGCTTTCTTCATGAGATGCGTGTAGTTGGACACCACGCGCATCTCGAGGTGGTCCGACCCGTGGTTCATGTGGGCACAGCAGTACGCGCCTAGGAGGTCCCCCTTCACGAGCCCGCCCCGGTGGGTGATGCTGATGCGCCCGTCGCCGCCCTTCGACCACTCGAAAGACTCACCCTCGTAGACGTGCTGGAACTCGAGCGACTCCACGTTCGGGTCGTTCGACGCGATGTAGATGAACCCGTCGCGAGCGATCTGAAACTGCAGTTTTCCACGCTCGTTCTTCCAGGCGTGGATTTCCGTGAATGGGTCGAGCCCGCTCTTGCGGGCGCGGATCCCGAGAGCGATGAGACTCGGCGCATTGTGGAAATCTGGCGGAAGCAGCTCCTTCATGGCCGCGACGTAGGCCGGGGTGTAGCCACCACCCACGGCCTCGTTCACAATCTCGGTGATCGTCTGCTTGTGCTCGACGACAGCTACGGCACCTGTCTGTGTCATTCGGACGCTCCTTTCTTCTTCTTCGGCGTGACGCGCACGGCTTGGTAGGCGTCACCTACGGTCGTGATGTTGTCGAGGTCGAGGGCGCAGCTCCGCAGAACGTGGTCGATCTCCACGGGAAGCTCGTCCCACGCCTTGAGTGTGCGGTGGAGCTTGTCGGGGTCGATGGGCCGAATCGCCTCAACGAGCGATGCGGAAATAGACGTGCGGCCTTTACCCCAATACACCGACACGGAGCCCTGGTCGCCCGTCACCTTGATCTTCATGTCGCCCGCAAACTCCATGGCCTGCGCCTTGGCCGCCTCGTACTGCTTCTTGGCGGTGTCCAGCTCGGCGTGCGCCGACAGGAGCCACTCGTAGGTCGCGTCCCAATCCCGATCGTCGCCGTACTTGATGACGGCCGCATCGTGCGCCGGCACCTCGACGGGGTTCTGGTAGTACGGCCACACGTCGGGCGTGGGCGGGATCCGCTCCAAGACGTGATCGTTCCAGAAGCGATCCGCGGCCTCCGCAACCTGCTCGATGAGGTCGTCGTTGCGGTCGAGTGCGTGGTGAACCAAGGGGCCGGCGCTGTGTTCGAGGTTGATGGCAACGAACTCGCCCCAATCGTAGCCGAGCACCCACATGGCCCAATGGAGCTGCACGGAGTGGTGGACCTGCGCCCCTTCGTCGAGGAGCCGCTGAAAGCCCGCCGTGGCCGGCGCCTTGATCTCCATGGCCCCGGTGCTGGCGTGCGCCCCGTTGCCGTCCGAGCGGAGAATCTGCCGGTCGGCGTTCACCATCGCCCACGGGTAGTCGGGATGTGCGCGTTGCTTGAGCCGACGAACCTTCCGGCCGCTGCGTTCGCTGTAGAGGGTGGCTGCGAGATCCTCTAGCATGAGGCCGCGGAGAATGTGGATGTTCCGTGCTTGGTCGGCGGTCGGGGGCCTCGTTTTCTCGAGGTAGATGTCGTAGGCGTTGCGGTAGGGGTCCAGCCCCGCAAGCGCTCCGATGTCCGACCCGCCAACACCCGCTTGGCGCTCCGTGAGGAGCGCGAGGCGTGCCTCGGTGTCTTGCAGGGTCATACTGCCTCCTTTACTTTGGTGTTGCGTTTTGACGCGCGCCGCAGGCAGAACAGGTGCCAAACCTTCCGCCTGCAACCTCTGAAGGGGTCGTCCTTACGGGCGGCCCCTTCTCTCATCCACCTAGCTTCTCCGTGCGGAGCTGGCCGAGCAGGTCGGTGTGTCCGCAGCTCTCGCACACACTGTGGATGGATGTACCCCCCACTTCGGGATCACCGATGGCATCGGCGGTCAGGTCGAAGTAGTCGGACACACGCTCCACGGTGCGGTCCTCTCGTGCTTTCATCGTCGGGTTGGCCGCCGAGTGAAAGCGCACGAGATACGCCATCCGTGCCTCCTTCCTCCTTGTGTTTGTGACCCGTCTTGACGCGGCGGGGATGTCAACCTAGAACGCGAACGCTCCGAGCGCAACGAACGCTCCCCGCTCGATCCAACGAAGGAGAGTGGAGCCCTTTTTCTCCTCGACGAACGGTGCAAAATCCATCCGCAGCTCCCCGTTTACGTCCACCTCGAGGTAGGTGAGGTAGCCAGGGGTCCATATTCGCTCCATGCGGCGGTCTATCTTCACGCCGTCGGCCTCATCGACGGTGATGCCTCGTAAGGATACCAACAAGGACTCTGCGGGGCTCACAGGCGATTGTAGGGCCTCGATCCCCCAGGTCTCGGGAAGCTCCCATCCAACATACTCGGTCTCTGTGACAATGCGCTCGACCGTGACCGGGTACGGGAATGTGTCTGTGAACAGCACGTCGTCGCCCTTCTCGAAAACGAGCTCGACCTGGCGCTCGTAGATCGGCAGGGGATAGTAAAGGGTGTCGGTGCGGAGCGGCGGCGGAGCGACCGAGGGAGGTCGGGGGCGGGACAGCCACCCCGCACCGAACGCGACAGCGGCGAGGCAAACCGCTATCAGCACACCCTTCATTTTCGGCTCTGCTTGCCGGTGCGCTCGAGATATTCCTCCCAGGACGTACCTCCGCGCTGCCGGCGCTTCGCTTCGCGCTGGCGGATCTTCCGGGCCTCGTCCGCGCACGCGGGGCCGCAGTACCTCTTGCGGTGCTTGGTGGCGCGGAAGATCGACTCACAGTGAGGGCATTGAACCTCGTCGCCGGCCCTCGTCATGTGTTCGGGTTGTCGAACACGCGCTTGCCGTAGCGGTAGCCCACGTAGCCACCACCCGCGAACGCGAGGATGAGGAGCAGGATGATGATGAGGATAGTCTCAAAGGTCATGGGGCCTCCTATGGCGCCGGATGGACGTACCAGGTGTCCTCTCGGGTATCGACAACGTCTCCGCCTGGAAAGCGAAGCAGGCGTACCTCGGTGTTGTACCACGCTCCGCGCGACGGCACATGAATCGTGACAGCTCGTGCAACACGGGTGTTGTAGTTGCACTCGGGATACCAAGAGGTGACGGTATCCCGAACCTGCGCGAGCTCGTTGTAGTCAAGCTGTGTCCCCCACGGGTCGTACTCACACGAGTTGGCTAGGTCCGTCGGGTCGTAGCACTCCGGCCAGTCCGTGTTCGCCCCGATGTGGTCCCAACAGGGCCATGTGTCCCGGCTCTCGTCGAAAGGGCCGCACAGGGCACACCTCCCCGTTCTCCACGAGATGACACTCCACCACCCCGTAGTCCGCGTCGTACAGGTAGGCCGTAGGCTCACCGTCGAGCAGGACCTCGTACATGAACCGCTCGGTCAGTCCGGCCGGGTAGTCGATGTACCGATACGTCGCCGGGGGAAGGTCGTATTGGATGTGAGCGTGTTGCGGGTCGTTCTGGTCCGTCCAGACCCGACGCCATGCCACCTGGATCGTGAGGCTGTCCACCGGCCCGGGCGGTTCGGCTGCTCGAGCGGGCACCGTGTATGTGGCCTCAGTGGACGGCCCACGGAGCTGCGCCCCGTCCACCACTCGAACGGGCACGACACTGAACCGCATCTGTCCGGCCGTCCCGCCCTTGGTGCAGCGGAAGCTCACGGTCGTCTGCGTCGTGGCCTCCGACAGCTCGCAAGCGTTGCCGCCGCTGATCCGCGTGTTCGTCCACTCGTAGAACAGCTCCCATCCCTCTGCGGCGTTGAGGGGTGGTTTCCAGCTCGCCGTGACGTAGGCCGTGTCGGATGTCTGTTGCACCACCTCGACCCCAAGCTCCCTCGCGCCGAGCTCAGGCGGGGGCCACCAATCGCACGAGGCGAGCGCGAAGATGACGACCGCGAGGGCGAGCAGAATGACGATCCAGCTGTTGTCCCGCTTACTCATCGGGGCCTCTCTTTCCTCGCTTGAACCACCACATGAACGCCTCACCGAGCTTGTCGGCCTGCCCTGCGCGGAGCATGAAACCAATCCCCAGGCAGGCGACCGTGGCGAGGATGTACGTCAAAATGCCGCTTTTCGTCTCGAGAACCCCCAAGTCCCCCAGGAGCCACAGGACGATAAGGCACCCCCCGACCGTCATGAGGAACGTGCCGACTAGGTTGCTCGGCGTGACCTTCATGCTGCCTCCTCTCGCAGTCTGCGTACCCCCAATACGTCACTCACAGGGTATCGCGATACCTTCACGGTATCGCCCTGATTGCCGCCAAGCACGTACACCCAATCGTTGTCCAACATGCCGGCGTAGAAAGCGACGTGCCCGGGCGCGTCGATGATGTTGGGGTCGTGCGGGCCGTCCGCCCGATTGAAGATCACGACGTCCCACCCCACCTCCGCCTCGTTGAGCGGTATCGGCCTGCCGACATTGAGCCAGCTCCGCGCTCGCAAGCTCTTGGAGCGAGGGAGTCGCAAGATCCAGCACACGTAGTTGACGAACCCGCTGCACCACGGCACCTCGTCGTCCTCGGGCCACGCGCTGTCGAGGTTGAGCATAGCCATGACCTGCGGATTGGCAGCTCGACCAGGCACCTCCTTGGTGCCCTCGAACCGCTCCGCAACCCAGTATGCTGTGATGTTCATGAAAAATCTCCCACGCGCGCGAGGAAATCCGAAATCGCTATTTGAGCGCGATGAACTCGTTTCGAGTAAGCCAATCGGCGTCGGTCACGTCCAGTCCTTCCACGAGCCCCGGCGCGGTGCTCTGCCGGAAAGCTACGTTCACGTAATCGGTGGGGTTGATCGGCCATTGAATCACGCCGCCGCTGTCCACGGAGATAATGTTGCCGCCCTGGATCTGGCACTCGGCCCAGGTCGGACCCGCCCTCGCCTCGAACTCAAGCAGAGCGTTGTTCATGACCAAGCTGATGCCCGTAAACTCGCCGCCGCCCAAGCTGATCTTGCCGCCTGACTTGGTGCTGATGAGCTGATCGAACGAGAGGTAGGGCAGCTCGTCCTCGATCTGGCGCAGCGTGTCCCACAGGTCTTGAATGGTGAGCGCGACGGACGGTGCCGCCACGGTAATGATCCGCGGCGACACGTCGAAGTTTACCGTGATGTCCGTGCGGACAGACACCTACGCCTCCTGTCGTGCGCGCACCTCTAGCTCGAGCTGGACCGCCTGCAGGGTCGCTTTCTCCTTGCGGAGTGCCGCCTCGATGGACTCGATGTTCCGAGCGAGGTTGGCGGCGTAATCCTGCAGACCGTCCGTCTCAAAGTCCTCGAGCCGCATCATTTCTTCGCCGCTTTCTTCTTCGGAGCTTTCTTTGGAAGCACCTTGCACCCGTTGTCCACGAACGCCTGGCAGTCCTCCCTGCTCCCCCGAAACACGACGTGTCCGATGGGCGCGATGCCCGTCTCGAATCTGCGGACGATGTAGTAGTCGCCCTTGAGTTTGCTCGAGACGCGCACGACCTCCGGTCGCTTCTGACGCACGCCAGGAGCGGGAGTGTCATACGGCATGTGCTACCTCCCGTTAGGTGTAGATTTCGTCCTCGATCCGAGCGATGTTCACGCTGAACCCCGCCGAGCCGAGCGTGCCCTCACCTTCCCACGGCTGAATGTCACCCGCCTGTCGCGCTCGCGCCAGCACGGGAACGTCGGTGTTGTAGACCACGTTGACCGACTCCTCGCCAGGCGTCCCGTCGGTGCCCGTTGTCTCGTGGACAAGCAGGTACGGGACATACACGAGGTCGTTGGCGTCGTAGTCGGAGCGGGTCGTGCCGACCTCGTAACTGTCGCCGTTTGTCTGACCCGTGATCTCACGGTCGAGCTGGACCTCGTTCGCACTCGTCACCTCGGTAACGTAGGCGTAGGCTGCGCGGGTGGAGTTGTAAATGAGGTCGCCCACCTGGACGGAGCCGAACGCTCCGCTGTCGATGATGGTCGTGACCCCCGAACCCGCGTCCATCGTCGTGCTCGCCTGCGTGAACAGCGTGAACACATCATTCGCGTAGCTCGTGTAGCGGTAGACGTACTCGATCCCTGCGGAGTCGTCGTACCACACGACATGTCCCGCCGCTGGTCGGTACTGTCCGATGTCCGGGTCCACCTTGATCGAGGTCTGCGGGGACGCACCCTGCGTGGCGTCCACGGTATACTGATCCCGCTTGATGACGCCTCCCGCCGCCGTGAGCTCCCACACTCCGATCCTGTCGAGAGCTCGGGTGTTCCCCACGGCGATCGTTACCTGCGTGGGCTCCTCGTAGAAGTTTCCGTCCGTCGCGTAGGCGACGTAGTTGTTCGCGTCGGCGGCCGGCACGTTGTCGAGCACGACACCGAACGCGAGGAACCACTTACCGCCAGCGAACGTGCCGAACGGTGCGCCCGCGTTCGGGCTGACCGTCGTGATGACATGCGCTCCCACGAGCTCGTTGGTCGCTGGAGTCTCTTGGATGAGGTCCGAGGTGTTGAACGTACCCCTTGAGTTGCGGAGCGTGACGATGTTGTTGGTCCGGTCGTGCGATACGACCGTGCCCGTGGCCCCGGTGTTCGCCTGGGTCACAACATCGCCCTCGCTCACCGTGCCCGTCTCCGAGGTGTAGACGATCTTCACATCTATGCCTCGGTAGAACTGGCCCTGGATACCATCGGTGAGGCTGGTGCCTGTCTGCCCGCGCCCCGTGTAATACTGGAGGTGCTGATATACTTCCTGCACCGGGTTGGAGTTACAGTCGATTACGACGGCATAGTTTTCGTTCGTGCCGTCGTTGTCGATGTCGAACGTGGCATCGTGGGCGTGAGTCACCGTCACACCCGACACCCCGGCGATGGGACCGTCCGCGTTGTTCCCTGGCGCACCGTTGATCGTACCCGTCGCCGCCGTGAGCCGAGAGTCTAGTGTCTCGGTGTCCACGAACTGCGTGAGGTCCCCGATGAGGTAATACTCGAGAGTCGGGGTGGCCCCCGTCCCGCCGAGCGTGAGGATTCCCTTCTTCGTTGCCGCCGCCCAGGACGCCCCGGTGTAGACGGCCTCGCCTGCGGTCCACGTTCCGCTCGCCCCCGAAAGCACGAGCGAGTACGGTCCCTCGAGGATGTTGATGTCCGCGCCGGTCGAGAGCGGGATAGGGTTCCTGCCGCCGGCCGAAACGTCGAGCTCAAAGTACGAGTAGACGGTCTGGTAGCGGCGCTGGTATCCGACAAGCACCGCCTCGTCGATTTCGGCTCCGACCTCCTTCACGAGCACGGCGATGTCGAAGTGACCGTCCGGCCACCACTGATCCCCGCCGCCGTCGGCGCTCGTCAGCTCCGCCCCGTCCTGCTCGAGATAGAGGTAGGTCACATCGTCCGTGTCGAGCGATGCGCCCAGGGTGTAGACGTTAGCCCACAGCCACTCGCCCGTCTCACTGGCCTGGCCGGTGAGCTGCGGATCGACGTGCCCGTTGCAGGTGAGGTTGCCGCCCGTGGTGGAATCGAAGCTGTTGGCAGCCGCGCTCGAGTCCGGCCTGATATACAGGTAGTCCCCCACGATCCCGAGCAGCGTGCCCGAGTCACCGTCGGCGTGCGTGATGTCTTGCCCGATGTCGCCCGTCACGATGTTCGTGCTCGTCTGCCGGGTGACACGAATGATCCCGGTGTTCGTGCCCTCCACTCGTGTCCAGTTGACCGTCTCAAGGGCACCCTCTTGGAAGTGCTCCATTGAGATTGGGTCGATGAACCACGGGAACTGCCCCTTGGGGTCGATGGTCCCGATGCGGTAGGCCACAGGCGTCACGGCCTTGAGCGGGATGCCGTCGTCGAGCTGCGATGTCTCGTCGAACAGGTCTTGCAGAGCAGAATACAGCTCGTTCATGGTCCTCGTATCGGTCGCGGCACCCGACCACTCGAGGCGTGCCTGGCGATTCTCCGATCCGAAGTAGACCGTTACATCGCCAGCCAAGATCGTCTGTGACATGTCCTCCCTCCTTTACGCTGCGATTTCGTCCTCGAATAGCGTGACCACGACGTTCAGTCCGTCCGTTGTGATCGTTCCCGGCGACTCTGCCGGCGTGTATCGGGTACTCCCGTCTGGCGAGAGCCGTGCCCGCACATACACATCCGTATCGGCTGTGTAGTTGTAGTCCGTTTTCTGCACCACGCCGCTCGCGTTGGTGGTGCCCGTGTGGATCTCCGTTCCGTCCGACGACTGATAGATGCCGACCCGCACCCCGCTGATCTTGGTGCCGTCTGCTTGCTGCACCGTGACCGTGAGGATCTTCGTGTTCACGATGCTGATGGTGCCCGTCGAGTCCTCGAGAGTGGTGGACGGGTTGGCGTCGTTGTTCGTGTTCACCGTGAGGTTTGACGCGCTGTTCAAGCGGATGTCGTAGGTGTTCCCGCCGAAGTTGAGCGCATCGTAGGTGACGGACCCGCCCGCGATGTGGTAGATCGCCGCGTAGTTGGCGAGGAACGAGCTCCGTTTGATGTCGATGTTGGAGCCCCAATCCATCGCGCCGCCCGTCGTGCTGACGTACCCCGAGAGCACGAGGTCGCGCACCTCAAACCCACCGGGGTCGAACACGCCAAGCGGGTCCACGATCTGACAGCCGATGAACCTGGCGTCGGTGAGGCTGGCCCCGTCGCGCAGGTCTATAGCATCGCACCCGAAGAAGGAGCTGCCGTACAGCGCGGCCTCGGTGATGGCCCCGGTGAAATCGAGGTTGCGGTATGTGCGCGAGGAGAAGATGGAGTCCTGCGCGAAGAACACGGACCCGCCAAACCCTACCCGGCTCTCGCCCGTGCCGTTGGAGTCACCGAAATGGACATGGGTTTCCCCCGTGTCCTCTTGAAGCACGATGTAGTCGTACCCGGTGGTAGCGTCCTCGAGGGGTTGGTCGCCCAGGATGATGTTCTCGCCTCGGGTGAGGAAGAACAGGTCGAGGGCGCCGGAGGCGTCACCGAGCCCGAGTTGGAAGTTGAGGATGTAGGCGCCGCCAGGCTCCTTATCGACGGGAGCGAACCAGTTGTCGTCGGTCGGCCCGTCCTTCTGATAGATGTCCT